AGAGTCAAGAGCAATTGAATTTTGTGTCGATAGACAAACTTTGTCTGTAGTAAATGAAGAACTTACTATAAGCGATGGAAACACAGTAACCCTACCAACTAATACCGGACCACAAGGACCTAAAGGAGACACCGGTGCTAAAGGTGATACGGGTAGTCGAGGACCAATAGGTTTGACAGGACCTGAAGGACCTGAAGGACCACAGGGTGACACCGGAGCAAAAGGAGATACCGGAGCACAAGGTCCAAGAGGATTGATAGGTGCTGATGGACCTGAAGGACCGCAAGGACCTCAGGGAGATGAGGGTGTTAAAGGAGACACAGGAAGCCAAGGAACTAAGGGTGACACAGGAAGCCAAGGTATTCAAGGACCTAAAGGAGATACAGGTGGTCAAGGTATTCAAGGACCTAAAGGTGACACCGGAAGTCAAGGTCCACAGGGTGATATAGGTGACACAGGTGCTGCAGGAAAACAAGGGGATATTGGTCCTATTGGATTAACAGGACCGCAAGGTCCAAAAGGTGACACAGGTGGTCAAGGTATCCAAGGTCCTAAAGGAGATACCGGAGCAGCAGGTGCAAAGGGAGATACAGGTGCGGTAGGACCTGAAGGACCGCAGGGTGCAAAAGGAAACACAGGTGCTCAAGGACCTCAAGGGGACATTGGTGACACGGGTGCACAAGGAAAGCAAGGAGACATTGGACCTGAAGGACCGCAAGGAGCGAAAGGCTCTACGGGTTCTCAAGGACCTATTGGATTAACAGGACCTCAAGGAGCAAAAGGCGATACAGGAGCAGTTGGAGGTGTAGGACCTGAAGGTCCTGCGGGAGCAAAAGGCGATACAGGTACTAAGGGTGATACAGGTTCTCAAGGACCCATTGGATTAACAGGACCTGCAGGAGCGAAAGGTAATACAGGAGCACAAGGACCTCAAGGTGATATTGGAGATACAGGTGCTGCGGGAAAACAAGGAGACATTGGACCAACCGGACCTCAAGGTCCTGCCGGTGCAAAAGGTGCTGCAGGAACAAATGGTTCTGATGGAGCAACAGGACCTGAAGGACCTCAAGGACCGAAAGGAAGTACGGGTAGTACAGGTGGCATAGGTCCTCAAGGACCTGCCGGTGCAAAGGGAGACACGGGTGCAGTAGGTCCTCAAGGACCTGAAGGACCACAGGGTGCTAAAGGAACAGACGGAACAAACGGTGCTGATGGAAAAAGTATAACAGGACCACAAGGTCCTGCCGGACCTGAAGGTCCAAAAGGTAGTACAGGAAACACCGGAGGAGTAGGACCACAAGGTCCTGCCGGAGCAAAAGGTAATACAGGTGCTGCCGGGACAAATGGTTCAGACGGAGCAACAGGACCACAAGGTCCTGAAGGTCCTGCCGGAGCAAAGGGTAATACAGGAAGTACAGGTCCTCAGGGTCCTGCCGGAGCAAAAGGTAGTACAGGAAGCACCGGACCACAAGGTCCTCAGGGAGCAACGGGTTCAAGGGGACCTACAGGAGCAACGGGACCTACGGGACCTACGGGACCTCAAGGACCTGCAGGAAGTGATGGTGGTGGAGATATTTTTCTAAATGGAAAATCAACAACCATAAAATCTCAAGAGTTCTTTACCGGAGGAAAGACACAATACTTACAGATTACTTTTGAAGATGGAAGCACAACTTGTATCCTTTTGCAAAATTGTGAATTTGGTCGATAGAAATTTCATATCTTTGTAACTAATAATTAATTAAATATAAATCAAATGGCAAAAAGTAAAAAACTAACAGAGCAAGAATTGACACAGGTTCAATCAATGTTGAACGCATTTAACCAATTGAAAATGCAATTAGGTGATGCAGTACTACAACAGACTTCAATCGTAGGAAAGATTGATGATTTAAAAGTAGAGTATGCAAAAGTAGAACTAGCACTTTCTGAAAAGTATGGTTCTGATTCACAAATTGATGTAAAGACAGGAGAGGTAAAAGCACTAGACAAGCTAGAAAAAGTAGAATAATGGCAAGAATAAAGACTTATGCAATAGATGCATTACCAACATTAGATGATAAGGTCATAGGAACCAACGTAGATAATTCTTCGTTGACTATGAACTATAAAATTGGAGACATTATTGCGTTAGTCCCCGGAGGAGGTTCTTCGGTTCAGTCATTAAATACATTAACAGGTGTGTTAAACTTAGTCGGAGCCGGAGGTATTAGTATTAGTACTTCCGGTGATGATATTATTATTACCGGTTCAGGTGGTAGTAGTGGACTTACTAGCATTAACACAACTGCTACAGGACCCAACGTAAACATTGAAGGTAAAGGAGGTTTGGTTGTTACCGAAGTTGGTAACACAATATTCCTAGATACAACAGGTGTTGGTGATTTCACACTAACAACAACAGGAACTTCAGGAGCAGCAACCTTAGTTGGAGGTGTTTTAAATATACCTCAATACTCAGGTGGAGGTGGTAGTGGAATTACAAGTATCAATACTACTGCAACGGGACCCAATGTAAACTTTGAAGGTAAAGGTGGAATCATTGTTACTGAAGTAGGTAATACTGTATTTATAGATGATTCAGGAACTGATGAAGATGTCAAGTTTAAAATTGATGCATCAGATACTCAAGCAGGTTATTGGGCAGACAAAGTATTTCCGGGAGGAGGTATAACTAAAACCACATCAACTGATGCACAAGGGGTTAAAACAGTACAACTTAATCAATCTCTTCCTTCAATTGTAAACAGTATTAAGGTAGGTAGTTCTATTGCTATAGGAACATTTGAATTTACAGGTTCAGGAGTTACAATGACTACCGGTACTCCTAATGTAATTGATTTTGCAGGTGGTGGTGCTTCATTGCCTTATACAACTTATGTTGCAAGGTTCAATACTATTGGTACTTCAGTTAGCGTAAACGAATTAGAAAATACTACAGGTGGTACATTTACTTGGCAGAGAGTAACAGGCTTATCAGGGGAGAATATAATTATTAGATACTCGGGAGTTTTGACAAATGATACTTTAGTTTTATGTAATGGAACTGCAGGAGATAAAAACTCAAGACAACAAGTCTTCTACAAATCACAAGATGGCAATCAAACAATTACTCTAGATATTCTAGATTTTAATTTTAATCCTTCATCTGCAGATGTTAATGATGGCAACTTTGAGTTAAGGATATATCCTAAATAAATAACTATGGACATTAGAAAGGTTTCAGTAGGACCTGATTATAAGTCAGGTGCAATGCATTATATTGTAGGGCAGTCTGTTTTGAATGGAAGTTATGTTATTCATTTGATTAAACTTAATGAGGTTCGTAGTTCAATATTAATATACATAGAGAGTAATGGAGAAATAGTATTGTGGAAAGAATTCACGAATGCTATGCCAATATCTATAGAATATAATATAAACTTTTTATAATGTCAGAGCAGGAAAGAAAAGAACTTGTAGAAAAAATAGAGGTTCTTAAAACCCAAAAAGAAGATACGTCTGATTGGATGGAGCAGATGGGTATTGCTGATGAGATTCACAATATTGAAATGAAATTAAATGGAGTCAAGCCAACTGATTCACATATAGACTGTATTGGTTGTGGCTCATAAATTAAATTATGAAATCACCATTTGCATTTATTACCAAACCTGTAAAAGGTAAAAGGTATAATAACACAAAAAATATTGGTGGGATAGACTTTATTGTAAGTACGTCTCAGGAAGATTTTAGATTTTCAAATCGAAAAGCAGAAGTAATAGAACTCCCCCTTGGATATAAAGGTCCAATAAAGGTGGGAGATTTTTTGTTAGTACACCATAATGTTTTCAAGTACTATAATGATATGAAAGGTAATCAGCAAAGTGGACGTAGCTACTTTAAAGATGACTTGTTCTTTGTTGAACCTGAGCAATTCTTTGCGTATCACAATGGTAAAAATTGGAATGCAGTAGATAGGTATTGTTTCATTAAACCTACAAAACCTGAAGATTCGTATCTTTATAAAAACATTAAAGAAGAACCATTGGTTGGAATAGTTAAATACCCAAACAAATATTTAATTAGTCAAGGTGTTAACGAAGGAACCAAAGTTACTTTTAAACCTGATAGTGAATATGAGTTTAATATTGACGGGGAAAAGCTTTATAGAATGTATGACCATCAGATTACTATGAAACTATGATATACATAAAAGATAATTTTCTTAGTGAGTCTTCTTATATTCAATTAATGAATCACTTGAATAGTAATAAATTTAATGAGGTGGATACAGGAGAGAAGTCTTTTTGGGTTCAACCAAGTAGTGAATCGTTTAATGAATTAGTTTCATTTGAGTTAGAGTTTATAGAGAGAAAGCCTGTAAAACCTTTGTTACAATTTTTTAGAGTATCGACTGACAAGGTTGATACTGATTGGAGGATACACGCAGATACTATTATAAAAAATGAAAAACCCGATAGAGCAGTAGTTTTGTATTTATCAGAATCTAAATCAAAAGACTTACACGGTACTGCATTTTGGTCACATAAAAAAATGGGTGAATCAATGCCAACTGAAATATCAAACTTTGGGTTTGATGAAATGTTGAAAAATGATTCTAACAACTTAGATATGTGGGAGTTAAAAAGTGTTGTAGGATATAAACCAAATAGACTTATCTCTTACCCTGCTAATTATTTTCATAGTAAATATCCAAACATTAGTTGGGAAGAGGGTAGAATAGTTTATGTAATGTTTTATAAAAATGAGTAAGTATATTTATTGGGAAGACGAATGGAATGAAGATATTCCATTAAAAAAAACAAAGCGTATTAGAAATGAAATCAAAAGAAATAAAATTAAGAATAATAGAAGCAGGTCACAGGGCAGTAGAGCAACTGATACAGGTAGCGAAGGAAGCGATTATTAAGCACGACCCCGAGGATGACTTGTCGGCAGATAGATTAAAAAATGCAGCAGCGACAAAGAAGCTTTGTATTATGGATGCATTTGAAATATTAAGCAGAATAGAATCAGAACAAGAAGCTATTGATTCTTTAGAAAACGGAGTAAGTAAAACACAAACTAAACAAGGATTTGCAGAGCGAAGGTCTAAATAACTTATACATTAATCTTGAAGGCATTGTACCAAAAAATGTTTTAACGTCAAAGAACAGGGCGAGAACGTGGTTATATGGCTATAATGAGAAGTATGGCTTTATTGTTATATCTAAAACCGGACAGATTGAAAATGTTATTGAGATATCAGGACTTCGTATTGCACTACCTAAACCACCTAAGACAATAAACTCTAGGAGTAAAACAAAGTCCGAACAGTATTGGGAGCGTAACGAAATACCTAAAGCATTAAATAAAATAAACTCTATATTTCAATGGAATGAAATGTCTTCTGAATTTAAAGACAGATGGGTAGACTATGTAGAGACAGAGTTCGATAGAAGAGAACAAGGTTTATGGTTTATGTCTAATGGAGTACCTACCTATATTACAGGTGCACACTATATGTACCTTCAATGGACGAGCATAGATGTTGGGTACCCTGACTTCAGAGAAGCAAACAGAATATTGTATTTATATTGGGAAGCTTGTAAGGCTGACAAAAGAAGCTTCGGTATGATTTATTTAAAGATAAGACGTTCAGGGTTTTCTTTTATGTCATCATCCGAATGTGTTAACACAGGTACATTAGCAAAAGATTCTAGGGTAGGTATACTATCAAAGACAGGTTCTGATGCTAAGAAGATGTTTACAGATAAGGTTGTTCCAATTAATAGTAGGTTGCCATTTTTCTTCAAACCAATTATGGATGGTATGGATAAGCCTAAAACAGAATTAGCTTTTAGAATACCTGCTGCTAAGATTACAAAGAAAAATATGTATGATACAACTGAAGATGAGTTGTATGGTTTGGATACAACAATTGATTGGAAAAATACAGACGACAATAGTTATGATGGTGAGAAATTATTATTATTAGTTCACGATGAAAGTGGTAAATGGATAAAACCAAATAACATATTAAACAATTGGAGAGTAACAAAGACTTGTCTTCGATTAGGTAGTAAAGTTATTGGCAAATGTATGATGGGTTCTACGTCAAATGCTTTAGACAAAGGAGGTAGCAACTTTAAAAAATTATATACAGATTCTTATTCGGGAACACGAAATGCAAATGGTCAAACCAAAAGTGGAATGTATTCACTTTTTATCCCAATGGAATGGAATATGGAGGGGTTTATAGATAGGTATGGAATGCCTGTTTTTAATACTCCTAAAAAACCTGTGCTAGGAATCGACAATGAAATGATAAAACAGGGTGCTATTGATTATTGGGAAGCAGAAGTAGCTTCACTTAAACAAGACCCTGATGCATTGAATGAATATTATAGACAGTTCCCAAGAACTGAGTCTCACGCATTTAGAGATGAAAGCAAACAATCAATATTTAATCTCACAAAGATATACCAACAAATAGATTATAATGATTCATTAATCATTCAGCAGCACGTTACTCGTGGAAATTTAAGTTGGCAGAATGGTGTAAAAGATTCTAAGGTAATTTTTTCCCCTGATAATAGAGGTAGATTTTATGTATCTTGGACTCCAAATGCATCGTTGCAAAATAATGTAATAGAAAAAAGAGGACTAAAATATCCGGGCAATAATCATATAGGTGCCTTTGGATGTGATAGTTATGACATATCAGGTGTAGTTGGTGGTGGTGGTTCTAACGGAGCACTTCACGGTAAGACTATGTTTAATATGGATGAGGCACCAAGTAATGAATTCTTTTTAGAATATGTAGCAAGACCACAGACTGCTGAGATATTTTTTGAAGATGTATTAAAAGCTTGTGTGTTTTATGGTATGCCAATATTGGTAGAGAATAATAAACCTAGATTGTTATATCATTTTAAAAACAGGGGGTACAGAAATTTCTGTATGAATAGACCTGACAAGATTTATACAAAGTTATCTAAAACAGAAAAGGAATTGGGAGGTATACCTAACTCTAGTGAGGATGTGAAACAAGCACACGCATCTGCAATAGAGTCTTATATTGAAAGCAGTATAGGGATGAAGGAAGATATGGAGATGGGAGATATGGTTTTTATTAGGACCTTAGAGGATTGGGCAAAGTTCGATATTAGTAACAGAACTAAGTTTGATGCATCAATAAGTTCAGGGTTGGCTATTATGGCAACGCAGAAACACCTCTATTTACCTGAGAAAAAAGTTTCAAAAATAAAGGTTAACTTTGCAAGGTATAGTAATAAGGGTAAATATAGCGAAATAATTAGATGAAAAACGTAAACATAAACATATCATCTACAGGGTTTCCAAGTCAATTTGTATCTGATTCAGAGAAAGAAACTGTCGAATTCGGGTTACAAATTGGTCAAGCTATTCAATATGAATGGTTCAAAAAGGATGGGAATCAATGTAGATATTATAATCAATGGAGGGATTTTAACCGTTTAAGATTATATGCAAGAGGAGAACAGTCCACAGGAAAATATAAAAACGAATTAGCAGTAGACGGAGATTTGTCTTATCTAAATTTAGATTGGACACCTGTACCCGTTCTACCTAAGTTCGTAGACATTGTAGTTAACGGGATGCAAGACCGTGAGTTTCACGTTAAGGCATATGCTCAAGATGCATTGTCTCAATCTAAGAGAAGTAAATATCAGCAAATGGTAGAAGGGCAAATGGTAGCTAAACCTATGCTCGAAACTATACAAAAAAAGACAGGTGCTAATCCTTTTACCGTTGAACCTGATTCACTTCCAAACTCAGATGAAGAACTAAAACTTTATATGCAAATGAATTACAAACCTGCTATTGAAATAGCAGAGGAGGAAGCCATTAGCACTTTGTTTGAATCTAATAAATATAACGATACTAGAAAAAGATTGGATTATGACTTAGCAGTTATAGGAATATCTTGTGCTAAACACGAGTTCTTACCCGGAGCAGGTGTTAAGGTTGATTACGTTGACCCGGCTAATATTGTTTATAGCTATACAGAAGACCCACACTTTAAAGATTGTTTTTATTGGGGGGAAATTAAAACATTACCTATTACTGAATTAGTAAAGATAGACCCTACACTAGACAACAAAGACTTAGAGGAAATATCACAATACTCTCAGAGTTGGTATGACTATTATAATACTGCACAGTTTTATGAGAATGATATATTCTATAAAGATACTGCCACAGTTATGTACTTTAATTACAAAACTACAAAGAAGGTAGTTTATAAAAGAAAAGTAAAAGACAACGGTAACGTTAGTATGATTGAAAAGGATGACCAATTCAATCCACCTGTTGAAATGCAGGAGGAACAAAACTTTGAAAAGGTATCTAAGACTATTGACGTTTGGTATGAAGGTGTTATGGTTATGGGAACCAACATAGTTTTGAAGTGGCAGTTGATGGAGAATATGGTTAGACCACAATCTGCAACTCAACACGCTATTCCTAATTATGTAGCAGTAGCACCAAGAATGTATAAAGGTGCCATTGAATCTTTAGTTAGAAGAATGATTCCTTTTGCTGATTTAATTCAGGTTACACACTTGAAGCTACAACAAGTTATATCTAGAGTTGTACCTGATGGTGTATTCATAGATGCTGATGGATTAAATGAAGTGGACCTCGGGACAGGTAATGCTTATAATCCCGAAGATGCTTTAAGATTATATTTCCAAACAGGTTCTGTTATTGGTAGAAGTTATACTCAAGACGGAGATTACAACCAAGGAAGAGTACCTATTAAAGAACTTCAGTCAAGTTCAGGTGCATCAAAAACACAGATGTTAATTGCTAACTATAATCATTATCTAAATCAAATTAGATTAGTTACAGGATTAAATGAAGCAAGAGACGGTTCTATGCCGGACCCTAATTCTTTAGTTGGCTTACAGAAAATGGCAGCATTAAATTCTAATGTAGCGACTAGACATATCTTAGAAGGAAGCTTGTATATTTATAGAAGTATTGCAGAGGCTTTAACATACAGGGTTGCAGATATTCTTCAGTATGCAGATTTTAAAGAAGAGTTCATAAATCAAATAGGAAAGTATAATGTATCAATATTAAATGATATTGCAGATTTATATATTTATGACTTTGGTATATTCATTGAACTGTCTCCTGACGAAGAACAGAAGCAGCAGCTTGAACAGAATATTCAAATGGCTTTATCTAAGAGCGATATAAATCTTGAGGATGCTATTGATATTAGAGAAATAAAAAATATCAAACTTGCAAACCAATTACTAAAATTAAAAAGAATTGGTAAACAAGAAAGAGAAGAGAAGATGCAAATGTCTCAACAGGCAATGCAGTCTCAACAACTTATGCAGCAACAGAAGATGGCACAAGAAACTGCTATGCAAAAACTGCAGATGGAGACTCGTGCTAAGATGGAATACCGTCAAGCTGATATTGCATTTGAAATAGAGAAAATGAAAAACGAAGCTATGCTAAAATCTCAATTGATGGACAAAGAGTTCGAGTTGAATATGCAGTTAGCTGAGTTAAACAATAGAGGGTTAAAAGATAGAGAGGTTGGAAAGGAAGATGCAAAGTCTAAAAGAATTAGCCAAGCAAATACAGAACAATCTAAAATGATTAACCAACGTAAAAATAATTTACCTCCGATTAATTTTGAATCAAACGAGGATAGTTTGGATGGGTTTGATTTCGCAGAATTCAATCCAAGATAGTTGTCTAAAACTATAATAATTTTTGTGTAACTTTGTATAAATTAAATTTAATAAAATATGGAAATTAAAGTAAAAGCAGTTGACGGTGCTGACGAAAAGTCTGTACAACAAGTTGAGCAAGAACTTTTAGATAAGCACGAACAAAGTCTAGAAGCAGGAACCGATTCAGTTGATACTCCTAAAGCGATTATTAAGGAAGAGGTTAAAGAAGAAGTGGTTGAAACCGTAAATGATGGTTTAGAAACAAAAGATAAAACTCAGTCCTCAGAGTTAAACGAGGAAGACGTTCTTTCATTTATTAAAAACAGATACGGAAGAGAGATTAATTCTCTTGATGATTTAAATCAAGTAAGAGAAGAAGAACCTCTCCCCGAAGATGTGGCTAAATACTTAAAGTATAAAAAAGATACAGGTCGTGGATTCAATGATTTTGCAAATCTGCAAAAGGATTATGAAGATATGGAACCTAATAGATTGCTTAGAGAGTATCTCAAGGCAACGGAAAAAGGATTGGATGATGACGACATTAATGATTTAATGGAAGATTATTCTTATGATGAAGACCTCGATGACGAGAAGCAAATAAGAAAAATTAAGTTAGCCAAAAAGAAAACAATTGCGAAAGCAAAAGATTATTTTGTAGAACAACAAGAACAGTATAAGGTCCCTCTCGAGTCGAGAAGGGAGTCAACCGGTTCCGATGAGAATACAGAAGAGTTAAATGCTTACCGTGATTATATAGCGAATGCTAAGACAGTTCAGGAACAACAATCTCGTTTGAAGGAGTTGTATGATAAAAAGACTAATGATGTTTTTAGTGAGTTCAAAGGTTTTGAGTTTACGTTAGAAGATAACAACACAGTTTATTTTTCTCCCGGTGATGCTACTGAAATTATGAATCAGCAAAACAACCCACAGAATTTTGTTAAAAAATTCTTAGGTGAAAATGGTGAGTTAGTAGATGGAGTAGGTTACCACAGGTCACTAGCAATGGCGATGCATCCTGATAAGTTTGCAAAGTTTTTTTATGAGCAAGGCAAATCTGCTTCGGCAGATGCAACTATGAAGAAGTTAAAAAATGTAAATATGACAACTCGTAGTACTCCTGAAATTACTAAAGCAAATAACGGTTTGCAAATAAAGTCTGTAACTCCTGCTTCAAGCAGAGGGTTAAAGATTAGGAATAGAAATAAATAATAACAAAACTAAAAAAAGAAAATTATGAGTGTACAAAGCGTACCCGGATTTGATTTACAACCATCAGCACAACAAGTGCCGGTTGCATCAAACTACATAACTAACTTTGATTTCTTGAATCAGTATCTTCCTGATACTTACGAAAAGGAATTTGAGCGTTATGGAAACAGAACAATCTCCTCATTCCTAAGAATGGTAGGAGCAGAAATGCCATCTAACTCTGACCTTATCAAATGGGCAGAACAAGGAAGATTGCATACTAAGTATACTGACTGTACAACTGCAGCAGTAATTAATGCTAAAGAAGCTACTTTTGCAGTAAACGATGCAGGTAACCCTGCTTTCGGTGCAAGTAACAGTATCGCTATTAGAAAAGGACAAACAGTAATGGTATCTGACAATGCAGGTGGTGGTTCCGTAAAAGGAATTGTAACTGATGTTGACTTAGCTAACTTTACTTTTGACGTAGCATTTTACCCATTAGCAGGTATTCCTATTGCAGGAGCAGGTGCTAAGTTTACTGTGTTTATCTACGGTTCTGAATTTAAAAAAGGAACAGTAGGGATGGAAGGAAGCCTAGAAGCTGACGACCTAATCTTCGAGAACTCACCAATTATCATTAAAGATAAGTATGCAGTATCAGGTTCTGATATGGCACAAATCGGTTGGGTTGAAGTAACTACAGAGAACGGTGCTAACGGATACCTATGGTATTTGAAGTCTGAGCACGAAACTAGATTACGTTTTGACGATTATCTAGAGACTGCAATGATTGAAGCAGTTCCTGCTGAAGCAGGTTCAGGTGCAGCAACCGGTGCTATTAACCCTGAGTACGGTAACAAAGGTTCTGAAGGAATCTTCTATGTTGTTGGAAACAGAGGTAACGTATGGGCAGGTGGTTCACCAACGGCTCTAACACAATGGGATACTATTATCTCAAGACTTGATAAGCAAGGAGCAATTGAGGAAAACGTTGTATTTGTAGATAGAGATTTCTCTTTCGACATTGACGATATGCTTTCTCAGCAGTCTTCTAATGCAGCAGGTGGTGTATCTTACGGTCTTTTTGACAATGAAAAAGATATGGCATTGAACTTAGGATTTACAGGATTCCGTAGAGGTTACGATTTCTACAAGTCTGATTGGAAATACTTGAACGACCCAACAATGAGAGGTGGTCTTTCTGCAGCAGCAGGTTCAGGTAGAGTAAACGGATTGTTAGTACCTGCAGGTTCTACTTCAGTTTATGACCAAATCTTAGGAAAGAACGCTAAGAGACCATTCTTGCACGTTAGATATAGAGCTTCTGAAACAGAAGACAGACGTTACAAGACTTGGATTACAGGTTCAGCAGGTGGAGCAAGAACTTCTAGCTTAGATGCTATGGAGGTACACTTCTTATCTGAAAGAGCAGTATGTACTCTAGGTGCAAATAACTTTATGTTATTCCAATCGTAAGATTGATTTTAATTGGGGGGAGACATTCTCCCCCCTTTTTTTTACTTTAATTTAATTTTAAATACAATGGCAAAACAAAAGAAACAAAAGTTTGTAGACAAAAGCTACAAGCTAACAAGAGGTGTAGCACCTTTATCCTATATGCTACCAACAAAACATTCTAAAAGATTTCAACTATTACATTTTGACGAGGATACGGGTACTAACCGTGAACTCAGATATGCTCGTAATCAAAACTCCTGTTTTGTAGATGAGCAAGATAAGAATGTAGTATTAGAGCCTATCATTTTTGAAGATGGGTTTCTTTATGTAGAAAAAGCAAATCAGGTATTACAGAAATTCTTACACTATCATTCATTGAACGGCAAAGCGTTTGTTGAGATTGATGAAAGCAAAGATGCAACAGACGAGGTTGAAGTATTAATGATGGAAGCTGATGCTTTAGTGGAGGCTAAAACATTATCATTAGAACAACTAGAGAATGTATGTAGAGTATTGTTTGGTGTAGATACTTCTAAGGTGTCTACTGCAGAAATGAAACGTGATGTATTAGTGTATGCTAAAAACAATCCTAATGACTTCTTAGAGGTTATCGCTGACCCTGACTTAAAACTTATGGGCACAGTACAAAGGTTGTTTGATAGTGGCTTTTTAAGTACAAGAAAAAGCAATAAAGAAGTATGGTATAGTACACCAACTAATAAAACAAAAATGCTTAACGTACCATTTGGTGAAGAGCCTATAGATTCTGTATGTCAATACTTACAATCTGATGATGGCTTAGATGCCTTACAACATCTAGAAGCTTTGTTAGAAAAATAAGACTCTAACACTAACTATATTAAGGGACCTCTTCAAAAACGAAGGGGTCTTTTTTTTTCATTATCTTTGTAGCAAAAGAATTACAGATGATAAATTCAGTTAGACAAACGGTAATGTCCGTCCTGAATAAAAATAACTATGGATACATATCTCCATCTGACTTCAACTTGTTTGCTAAACAAGCACAGTTGGATTTGTTTGAGAATTATTTTTATGCGTACAACTATCAGATTAGCAAGGAGAATGCTCGTAAATCAGGAACGGGTTATGCCGATATTACAAAAGGTTTAGAAGAGGTTATTGATACTTTTTCAATTACAAGACCATTAACTATATCTAGTGGTAGTGAATATTTTTTACCTTCATTACTTACAACAAACGATGACTATTACTTACTAAATAAAATACTAATAAATAATGAAGTAATATTTAGTGGAACAACTACGACTAACGTAGGTGGTGCCAATCAGATTATTGATACCAATGCAGACTTTATAGCGTTGGGAGTTATGGTTGGAGATATAGTTGGAGTTGAAGTACAGGGATACTCTTACAACTTAGTTGTAACAAATGTAACGGTAAATACTCTTACAGTAACACCGGGTGTTTTAAATACCTTTCCTTTAAATTATACCATATACCAACCTGACGAAAAAAAGGAAGCAGAGAAAGTTACTCATAGTAAAATAACTATGTTAAACAATTCGTTGCTTACAAAACCTAACTTGTCATATCCGGCATATACTCAAGAAGGATTGGTTGGACAGGCTTATCCAACAACAATAAATAATCCGGGACAATTAATTTGTCAATACATACGATTCCCGTATATCCCTAGATGGACATACGTTACACTATCAAGTGGAGAACCTGCCTTCGATGAGGGAGCAGCAGACTATCAAGATTTTGAATTACCAAATGATGATGAGGTGAACTTAGTTAATAAAATACTTCAATACGCAGGAATGTCTATTAGAGAAGTTAGTACGGTTCAGTTTGCTCAGGCAGAAGAGAATGTATCTAACCAACAAGAAAAATAATTATGGCATATATTTCACAATATCAGTATTACGAAAACGGAGGAGCAAATCCGGAAGATGCCAATTGGGGGTCATATCAATATGTATCACTAGAGGACATCGTAAATAATTTTATGTTAATGTATACAGGAAATCATAGTCTTGTAAACAACGAAGAAAGATATAAAATTTTGTTTCACGCAAAGAGAGCAATACAAGAATTAAACTATGATGCATTTAAAGAAATAAAAATATTAGAGTTAAGTGTTTGTGACCAACTTCGATATGTATTACCATCTGACTATGTAAATTGGGTTCGTGTTTCTATTTATCAAAATGGTTTACTTAAACCACTTACAGAAAATATTCAGACTAATTGGTCAGGTGCATACTTACAGGATAATGATTGCAGGATATTATTTGATATTGATGGAAACGCATTATCACCACAACAATCTACATTAGATTTTGATAGGATAAGAGGCACTAAGCAGTCAATATATTTAAACCAAAACTCAGAAATGTATGGCAAGTCAGGATACAACTGTGATGGTAATTGGTATTTTGAATATGGCATTGGTGCACGTTACGGACTTAATACAGAGACTGCAAATGCAAATCCTACATTTAAGATAAACCCTAAGGGTGGTGTAATAAATTTTAGTTCAGGAGTTTCAGGAGAGTTGATTGTCCTAGAATATGTTTCAGATGGTATGGAAAATGGTAACGACAGTTCTGTTAACGTAAACAAAATGTTTGAAGAATTTATTTATGCTCACATAGAGTTTGCGATTCTTAATTCAAAGGTTGGTGTTCAGGAATATATTATTGCTAGAGCAAAGAAAAGAAAATCAGCATTACTAAGAAATGCTAAGATTAGAATAAGTAACATACACCCCGGTAGATTATTGATGAATATGAGGGGTAGAGACAAGTGGATTAAGTAATATGGCGAATACAACAAGAAACTTTACTCAAGGTAAAATGAATAAGATGGTTGACGAAAGACTCGTTCCAAACGGGGAATACGTTGATGCATTAAATATTCGTATGGGTTCTACAGAAGGCTCTGAGATTGGAGTTATAGAGAACTCAAAAGGGAACACACAATTAACTACGCTCAGGTTTAATGGAAACCCATTAAGTGAAGGTGCTAGATGTATTGGTGCTTATGAAGATGGTACTAATGAAACCATTTATTGGTTTGTACACGACCCAACATTTGAAAGTCCCGGTACACCTACAGGTATTGTAGATATGATTGTATCGTATGACGATAACAGTAATTCAATAACGTATCACGTTATTAGTGTTAATGATGGTGGTGGTGAAAAGACAACATTAAATTTTAATCCTGAATATCTTATAACAGGAGTAAACTTAGTTGACTCTAAACTATTATTTTTTACAGACAATTATAATGCTCCTAGAAAAATAAACACAGAATTTAATTACGGAGACCCTATAGCAGGAGTTGATGGATTTTCTTATGATGAAATATTAGTTATAAAAAAACCACCGGCTACATCTCCGAATGTTAGGCTTATAAACTCTGCAGGAGACTCTACTTATATGGAGGACAGGTTCTTGTGTTTTGGCTATAGGTACAAGTATAGTGATGATGAGTACTCTGCAACATCTCAGTTTTCAACTGCAGCTTTTACTCCCGGAGCGTTTGAGTTTTCTCCTGATAGTTACCTCAACGAGGGTATGGTTAATTTCACAAATACTGCAGAAGTAACTTTTAATTCAGGTGGTCCTTTAGTGAAAGGTGTTGATATACTCTTCAAAGACAACGATACAAACGTAGTTAAAATTATAGAAAAATTAGATAAAAAGAAAAATGCCTATAGTGATTTTCAAGACTATAGCTTTACTTTTACTAATAGTAAAATATTTACAATACTTCCTGAAGCAGAAGTTCTAAGGCTTTATGACAATGTTCCTAGATACGCACAGGCTCAAACCATTATGGGTAACAGGCTTATGTTTGGTAACTATGTAGAAGGTTATGACCTTACAGACGATGACGGAAATCCAACTCGACTTACTTTCTTTACGAGTCAAACAAACGAATCAATTGGTATTGAAGATGTGGAGGATGGTGTTAAGGAAGTAAATTATTCAATAGGTCCTGCCAACAATTCTCAGGCAGGTTTTGAAATAGACTTCGGTCAAGACATAGACTTAATTGCAGGTTCAGCTATACAGGTGACAATGAGATTTAATCATTCATCTTTTAATGGTACTGCACCTTTCCCTATAGAAGAACAAGCTGATACAGAAATTGGATACATATTTAATGTTCAACAAAACTTTAATAGTATTTATGAATATTCTGTAAGTCAATCTTTTTTAGAACAAGTAGGTACGCTTAGTAATATTAAGCCATTGCAAGATGCTGCAGACCCTGAAAACAATTCTTGTAACGGTGGAACTTTTACAGATGTTTTTTACTGTTCAATAAACGCAGCTTTAGATACTTTAGTTAAGAAGGACGGTGGTGTTAGTGCAACAGGTCCACAACCTATACAAGTTATATCTACTCCGGGAAGCAATGTAATAACATTAGAATTACCTGCAGTAGAGTTTGTAGATGATATAGCATTACCAACACAATCTGTTTATGAGTATTATGAAATAATTTTTGGTGAAGTTAGCTTTGCTAAGATTGGAGTAGCAGAAAGCTTACACAGTAACAGAGGGTATGAAGTTGGTATGGTTTATATGGATGAGTTTAATAGAGCAACACCTGCTCTAGTGAGTCCAAACAACACAGAGCATTTCCCTTGTGGAATGTCTGAATTTAAAAACAGTATTCAGGTAACAATACCAACAACACAGACGGCACCAAGTTGGGCAAAAAAATATAAATTTGTAGTTAAGCCTGATAAAGAAAAGTATGAAACAATTTATACTAATATATTCTTTGAAGACCCTAATACATCAGCAGCTTATTTTTTATTAGAAGGTGAAAACTCACAAAAAATTACTGAGGGACAGAGGCTGATAGTAAAAGCAGATACGAGAGGTGCTTTAAGTAGATGTGTAAACGCTACGGTTTTAGAGAAAGAATCTAAGACTGCAGACTTCTTAGAAATTCCTGTAGAAGGTGGAGAGTCAGATGAGTTTGTCCCACAACCTGCAGGAACTTATATGAAGATGAATACCAACAAGTTTAATGCTGAAGTTGGTAAGGATGCAGTTGTAGATTTTGGTAGAAGAGATAAAACTGCAGATAGAAGAGACCACTATCCTTTGGTACAATACCCTGTGAATTTAAATGTAGCAGACCCTAACATACCGGGTTCAACCCATACTGATTATGATATACCTGCAGGTTCTAGAATAGTAATTGATTTATTTTTTGAAAGAAAAGGTAGGTCTGACGGTAACAATGCTTGTGAAAGAAGGACATATGAGTTGACAGAAACATATTCTTCAAGTAGCAGTTATGATAGTTTTTTAGATTGGTTTAATGGAGATAATATTGGAGACACATTAAACAATGGAGTTGCTTTTGCAGGAGATAATTCTTGTCCACCGAATAATGAGTATCTTTCTACATTACTTGAAAGTGATTTAGGAAATTCACCGAGTGATATCCCTCAAAGTCTATGTAATAATTACTATCAGTTTTATAGAAATAATACTACTAACGAATTATTGTTTTTAGTAAGAGGAACAAGAGCCTGTAGTAGAACAAAAAAACAAAGGTCATATGCTAGGGTAAAGATAACAGTATTTAGAGCAGAGAATACATTGGTTTTTGAAACACCACCTATTGATGCTTCTCCTGATATTTGGTATGAAGGTGCAGACTCTTATGATGTTGTATCTAAAGATGGAATATGTTCTTTTGACGTAACCGTAGCTGCTGCAGAGCCATCACCAATTGGGTTTGATTATATTGATATGGAAGGTATACCTAGACAGTTTACTGTAGCACCGGGGACTACTGTTAATTCAGTTTATGGAGAGTGTGGGTCAATGGCTTTTAGTCCTGCGACACCCCCTGTTTTTGGTGGAAGTATAACTATTGATTCTACTGCAGTTTCAAAAGGAAATCATATTACTGACATTACACCACAAACAGATTCTCAAGCAGGGGTAGTAAACCTTGGTATGTATAATTGTTTTTCGTTTGGAAACGGTGTAGAAAGTTATAAGATAAGAGACAGTATACTTGGAAGGCAATTAATATTTGGTAACAGAGTTACCTCTACTCAGGCAATAGATTATGCTGAGGTAAATAGATTTGCCGATATAACGTATAGTGGTGTTTACAATGACGAATCCAATGTCAATAGATTAAATGAATTTAATGGAGGTCTTCTAAACTTTAAAGCTTTAGAGGAATCTTTTGGACCAATTCAAAAACTATTTGCTAGAGAGACAGACGTGCTTACTCTGCAAGAAGATAAAATATCTTATGTATTGTCGGGTAAAAACATACTGTCTGATGCAGGTGTTGGTAGTTTGTTACAATCAGTACCCGAAGTTCTAGGTACTCAAGTTGCAAGAATTGAAGAGTTTGGAATAAGCCACAACCCTGAAAGCTTTGCTCAATGGGGTCCTGAAAAGTATTTTACTGATTCAAAAAGAGGTGTGGTATTAATGCTATCGGGAAGTAGTTATCAAAATGACCAACTTGCAGTTATATCAGCGATGGGTATGCGTACTTGGTTTAGAGATTTATTTCAAGTTCAAGTCAACACACAGAAGCTAGGAGGATACGACCCTTATATGAATGAATATGTTATTACAGGAAATAATGAAAAGCTTCCTGTGATGCTAGATTGTATTGATTGTGGTATAACATCTCAATATAATTTAGATGAACAATTATCTCAATGTTATGACCTAGGTAATTCCGTGGGTAATGTTGAAATAACTTATGAGATTATAAACATAGTAGGAACTGTTAATCTTGTAGCAACCTATAATAATTTCTCTACTCAGACAGGACCTGTTAGTACATCAGGAACTTTGGTAGTTCAAAAAACACTAGCAAACATTAGTGAAATGCAATTAGAAATTATACCAACCGGTAGTGTTGATATTGAATTCACAGTTAACTGTCCTCTACAAAATGAAATGACTGTTATAAATATTTGTGCCACATCTGATGTTAACTCCGATGATACTGTTCACAATGATTTCAATTGGAATCAAAATGGATACTCATCACCTGTTAACTCTGTGCCTATCATATTTGGTTCGGCTAACACAAATCCTGTGGTAAGTTATTATGAAGTAAACTCAGGAGTTCAAGGAATTGGTAACATACCACCTAACGGAAGTGTTGTAACATTAGCGTTTAACAAATACAGTACAGACGATGCAACGTTTAATTTGAATTTAAATAAGTTTAGATTTTTACGAAGCGATACATTATACCCTAATACACCTGCAGCAGTTTCTCAGGCAATAGCAGCTTCTACAATAGCATCGCCTATTGACAGTAGTTTAGCACCTAATTATTACAAAGCTGAATTTACTGTATCAGGAAGTGGAGAGTATCTGTATGTTATTTATGATTATAGAACACCAACATTAATAGACCTTTGTCAATCAGATAGTGTACAAGCTGCCTGTTGTGGATGTGATGAGGGACCACAAGTTTAAAATTAAATTATGCCAAATTATTATATTGACGGAACGAATTTAAATAATGCAGTAGCAGTTTACTCTGACCCTGCATTAACTCAATGTGCACCTGCAGGATTTTATTCTGATGGTGTAATAGCTAGAGAACAAGTATTAGCAGGTTCGGTATGTAATTTATTACCACCTCAAGCTTGTCCTTCTTGTGCAACACCTTGTGGAGATAGTATTGCAGCTTCTACAAGTGATGCAGGTGTTTATTATTTAGATATGGATTTAGGTGGAACTACAACAGACACGGGTGCTATTGTTGTACTGTTTGACCCTAGGAGTTTCCCTGATGGAATCGAAGCTACTTATGATGGAGTTGTGTACAACACACTATCATCGCCTGTATATGGATTACTACAAGGGACTGCAGGTTTACCAACCTATGTTGGTTCTACGGCAGGAGACTGTGGAATTTCAGGGTCAACATATAATTTAGCAGTTAATCAATATGTTGGAACAGGGTTTCAACCTACAGGAAATACTGAAAGTGTTTTTGTTAATCCGGGTTCTGTTCAAGTTACTGCTCAATTACCGGGTGATAATATTATGGTTATACCTAAACCAAACCAAAGTCCAACAACTATAAACTTTAAGTTTATAGGTCCTTGTGGTGGGACAGTATTTGACCTTGCAGTAGATTGCCCTGCTGCTATTCCTTCTATGATTTCTAGTGGACCAAAAAACACAAGTGCCTTAGCTTGTGCTGCCTTACTTGATAATGTTTTATATCACGTTCCTGTAGTTAATAGAACCGTACAAAACGTAATAGAAATTAATGACTATGTTTTTGTAGATGAGAATGGAGCGACACCTGCTAATTTAGGTTGGTATCAACATTCTTCAGGATATGTTTTTGAAGTTGGACCATCGGGTGTTGTTATTGCAAAACAAACTAATTGTGGAACCATTACAGTAGATGATTGTAACGGAGGTGGACTATACACAATGAATGATAGATTTGGAACTAATGTTACAGGAGAGGTTATTGAGTATAAGAGAATAAACCAAGTAACAGGAGTGTTAGAGAGTGGTATCTATTGTGGTACAATTCAAAGCACAGGAACAGGGGTTACAACAAACGCAATGCAATATAATTTCTTAGACCGTGATTGTGGAGATACAACTCATTGTCCTTAATAAAAATAAAATATGAGCAACCAAGTAATAGAAAATAAAAATTACACACTAAGCTATGATAGTGGTGTAAAAGGATTTCCTTCCTTTTATTCTTACGACCCTGAGTGGATGTTAGGAATGAATAATTTCTTTTATACGTTTAAAGGGGGTAACCTTTACCGTCATAACGTGAACGAGAGTAGAAACGAATATTATGGAACAAGGTATCCTTCTGTCGTTCAGTCAGTATTTAATGAGAACCCATTAGACAATAAACTTTTTAAGACAATAAATCTTGAAGGTGATGACTCTTGGGATACATTGATATTTAGTGACCAACAAAACACAGGTTTTATTGAGGGTGGGCAACTAACTGCAGACAACTATTACGAGACAAAAGAAGGTGCTCAATTTGCATTTATAAGAAACTCAGGTCAATCGTTTACTTCAAGTGCTAATAGTAATCAGTTTCCTTTACGCTCTTTAAATGGTATAGCAACTAGCAACGATATTGTTATTGGTGGAGGTAATACCACTACTGTTAATTTTCCAACATCTATTTTTATTGGTGGAATAATTAGTATCGGTGATATGTTATATTTTACCGACAACGGGGTGCCAAAACTAATAGGCAGGGTTACTAGTATAGATGTAGATTTACCGGCAGGTATTAATAGAATTGTTACACAAAACAATATACCAACATCTCAAACTCCGGGACCAAGTGAATACATTTTATATTTAAAAAATTCCGTAGCAGAATCTCACGGTATTTTGGGACACTATGCAGTTTTTACTTTAACAAACTACAATGCTAATAAAACAGAGTTGTTTGCAGTTGAGAGTGAAGTAATGAAATCATACCCATAATTTTAGTATCTTTGTAATGTATAATGACTTTTGACGTAAGACCACTTAACTTAGAAGATTACGACATCTATTTGAAAAAATGGTGGAGTGATTGGGGTTGGCAAACACCAACTAGAGATTTCCTTCCTGACAATGGCAAGGGTGGTATGATGATATTAGATGAAGACGGCACACCTATTTGTGCAGGATTTGTTTATATGACTAATTCTAAAGTAGCTTGGGTTGATTGGATTATATCAAATAAAGAATATAGAAAGAAGCCTGAAAGAACTAATGCTTTAGGTTTATTAATAGAGACTTTAACTAACTTATGTAAGAATTTAGATGCTAAGTACTGTTATGCTTTAATAAAACACAAAGCTTTACAATCTACTTATGAAAAGGTAGGGTATCAAAAGGCAGATTCGTACTCACAAGAAATGATAAAAATATTATAATATGGCAGTAGCAACGGCAGCAATTGGGGGTTTAGTTATCGCAGGTGCAAGTGCAGGGATGTCCTTTTCACAAGCTTCTAAACAAAGAAAACTTCAGGCACAAGCTGAACAAGATGCAGCAGCAGCAATGCAAGAGGCTAGAAAAAAATTAGATGTAAACTTCGCAGAAAATATGTCCATTAAAAAGGAGGCATATGATTTAGAAAGAGAAGCATTGCTAAGTGCAGGTGCACAAGCAACGAATGCAGGTATGGAAAGTGAACGAGGCTCTGCAGCTACTGCAGGTAGAATCTATGCTGCACAACAACAAGGTCAGGCAGGTGTTCGAGGAGCAATGGCTGATGAAATGACAAATATTGAAAACGCTATTATAGAAGAGGACGGAAGACTAAGAGACTTAGATGTGGCTTTAGACTTAGAAGAAGTAGCAGGTAACCAACAGAAAGCTGCAGATGCACAAGCTAGAGCAGAAGCTGCAAAACAACAGGGTATTCAATCTACAGTTGCTGCTGCTCAAGCAGGGATGCAATTAGTACCATTATACTCACAGAATATGTCGGCACAAAAAGCTGCAGTAGGTGGTATGTCGCTAGACTCACAAGAGTTTCAAGATTTTGGAAATGTTATGGGTAAAAATGGTGGTGTATCTAAAAGTATGGGAGCAGCAGGGAGTGATGGCTTTACTAATTTAGATTTAGGTGCAGTTGGTAATATGAGTAACAAACAGTTTAGACAGTTCAAAAGGGAACTAAGTCCTGAACAACAACGAATGTTGTTTCAAAACTCACAATACATAAACGCATACAACAATCCTTTTAAAATTTAGAAAAATATGACTGCATATAAGTACGTTGAAAGGAAAGCAGAAGACCAAATAAATTGGGCAGAGGTAGGCAAGAATTTTTCAAATACACTACAAGAAGAAGTTCGTGTAAGACAAGAAAAAAAGGCTGCAATAGATGAAGCTTCAAGAGAATATCAAAGAGTTCTAGACAATACTCCTCAAGGGGAGTTTGGTTTAGCAAACACATTTGCATTAGACGGTGCTGCAAAACTTCAGAAACAAGCCTTAATGCAGAACACTTTACTAAAGAGTGGTCAGCTTGACCCAAGAAGATATACCATTATGCAACAAAACCTTGTTGATGGTACAGACCAAATGTTTAGTCTAGCTGAAACATATCAATCAGAGTATCAGAGAAAAATGAAACTGATGGCAGATGGTACTCCACCGGGTGAAAAACTTTCAGGACTTGAGGCAAACCTAATGGCATCTGTAGAGGGTTTAGGTAACTTAGAAAATCACGAGATGACCATAGACCCTAACACGGGTATGATAGGTGTAGGTAGATATAACTCAGATGGTGTACTAACTAATTCAACTACTGCATTCGCATTAAAAAATAGATTAAAATCAAATACAAAAGAATTTGATATGGTCGGTGCTAGTGAGAAGTGGTTAAAGACATTAGGAACAAATAAGACTGCTGAGTTTAAGAATTTAGGAAATAAACTTACTGCAGATGTTCTTTTAAAGATTAGCGACATTACTGCAAAGGTATCTCCCTCAGGGAATATGAGTGATTTAAGTGATGAAGCATTAGCAGAAATGGCTGCAGCAACGGGTGTGGATATAGCAGACTTAAAAACTCTAACCCTGTACAAAGAGGCACAAATGAATTATGTTAAGTCACAACTATCTCCTGATGCAAGTGGGACAAACGCAGCTTCTATGTTGTTTGACCACGTTGGAGGATATGATACATATATCATAGGTGAAGGAGACAATACTCAAGAGGCTTGGGATAAATTGTCTGAAGATGACAAGAAGAATAAGATTTTAGTTAAAACAAAAAACGGTAATCCTGAATTTGTTCTTAGCGATGCTCAGGTTGAAGTTGCAGAGAGAGCATTCCAATCTCAAATAGATATTGGTTTAGATTACTCAGAAGAAGAAGAAGCAGTATACAGACAAAGAGAAGGTAAGAAAGATGGGTATGCACCTGATTATGTTAACAAGAATAACAAGGCTGATGAAGAGAAGAGAAACGATGTTAGTCAATGGATGAATATACGTTCCGAGCAAGACCCTGTTAAACGTAAAGTATTAGTAAACGCTATACTTCAAGACCCTAAAAGTATTCAGGCAGGACTTAAAGATATAAGATTTGCAACAAATGCAGCAGGTGAAACCACATTAGAAGTCGAGTATGCAAATTCTCAATTAAACAGAACAGGAGAAAATGCAATTATTGTTTCAGAAAAAGGTAAGGTTCCTACTCAAGAACAATGGGCACTAGCCGGTGTATCTATACACGGTGTATCTGACCCTACTAAAATAATGAATGCAGCCGGTGGATATAGTGTTGATGCAGATGATTTCGATTCTAAATATAAAGACCCAACAGGAATTGGTGCCAAGAAAGATGACCAACCATTAACACCTAGTCAGGCAGTTGACCTTGCATACAAAACTATGCAGCAACAGTTTGTATCACAAAACATCAAAGGATTATCTGATGATGATGTCCAAGCACCTGCATTAGCTAAGATTGGAAAGCCTTATGGAATTGTTGTAACAGACGGTGTGAATACTGTTACAATTACTAAGCCGGGTCAAGAACCTAAGAAGTTCCCTCAGGATTCTATAGAAGCAATGATGACTTATATGTTAACAGATATAAATTCAGGACTAGCACAAAAGGCTGCTAATAAGAAAAATAAAAGAACCATTCAACAGATTATGACTGAGGATGGTGTAGATAGAGTGGAGGCAACAAAAAGATTTAAAGCACAATAAGTATGAATGACGATTTGTATTCAATAATGATGGAAGGTGCCTTTGCCGATAGAGCAGAGTTCGATGCCTACGTTGGACAGTCAACACCCGAAGAAATATATGAACTTGTAATGGAGGGTGCCTTTGCAAACTTTGAAGAGTTTAATGAATTATACTTTAAGGACGGGCAGGTTGATGAGAAAGTTGAAGACGTAAAAAAAAAAGACGAATCTCAAAACCCATTTGCTTCATCAGAAGAAGTGGTTCTCCCAAGTATGCCGGGTGGTACTGTGGATTCTTCAGAGTCAGAATCTTCATCGGATACTCCCGAAGAACTTGACCTTACAAAAGACAACTACGAGCAACCTGTAAATGAGGATATAAACCTAACAGATGCTTCTGTAGAGGACCCATTTTCAGAGTCAGTTAACAATGTAATAAACCCCGACCTATTAACGGATACTGAGGAATCAGTAATTCCTAAGATGAAAAATTATTTTTCTCAGTACGGTTTTACTTTTAAAACTGCAGACTATCTAGGTGATGGTATGAATATAGAAGCTGAGAATGGTAACAAGCTTTATGTAAATCTAGATAGAGCAAGTGATTTCTTTTCTATATCTGATTCTCAAGAAGATTCTGCAAAAGAACTTCAAGCTTTTTTAAGAGACAACAGAAGAGAAAACGAGGAGATTTTAAATCAAGCAGGTGTTGTAGTAGAGAATCAAAGAAAAGCTTACAACGAAAAAGAAATTCTTGAAACCGTAAAGAACTTCAACAAACAGGCACAGGGTTTTGAAAATCGTGTAAAGGAGTATGCATTGTACAAGAACAAACTTGACAAGTACTATGAGGTTAAACTTTCCAACGTAACAAAAGAGCAGCTAGAAAACGATGAAGTTTTAAGAGCAAACTACGAGCAATGGAATAAACTTAATGAAAGAGCAACAGAAATGCTATCTGATTTAAGAGTAGAAGATGAAAACTTTCAGATTCAAGGGCAGCAATTAGACAGAATGGCAGGTGAGTATTTAGAGATGCGACAGGATATGGGTTCATATTCAGGTGGTTTCTACAATGCATTGTTGGATGGTAGTGCTAGGATAAGTGCAGGAGTAATGGATGCCTTGATTGATGGAACTACATACGCATTACCTAATGCAGGAATGTCCGAGAAGGAATATAAAAATGAGATTGCTAGAGTTGCCTTAGAGAACGGAGACTTTCCTTCAGGAAACTATAGAGAGACTATACCAAAAGAAGACATTGACGAGAACGGAATGGTTACTTTGAAAGACCCTGAGTTGGGTACGGATAAGAAAGTTAGTGTTAGTTTATTCCCTAGTGTTTTTGATTTAAGCAAAGACGAAATGGTTGAAATCCTTGGAGGAGATACCAATGATTGGAAGTTTGTTGGCAACGCAATAAACATTGCTTTAGCTACGGGAGTACCCGGACCCGGTGGTGCTAGGATACCCGTTTCCCCTGTCGGTGATATAACACCTAAGTCTGCATATGATAAGGCACATTCAAAAGTTTTAGACCTTGCGAGAAAAGGATTAAAATATGAGGAAGGATATGACCAAGCTAAGTCAAAAGATATGCAAGGTGGTAGGTACAGAAATTCATATTCAAGTACTGCTACAAACGCAGATACTTCATTGGGTATGCTTGAGGCTACTCGTGATGGTTTACGAGAAGTTGCAGGTGTAAAGCAAACAACAAAGGAATGGTCTGACTTAGAGAAGCAAAGCTTTTGGGGTGGTGCCTTACTTGGTGTTACAGAATCTTTACCGGCAATGCTTGGTGGTAGTAGTCCTGTAGGTTGGGCACAACGTACTGCTCAGATGTACTCTCAGGTTACAGACCACGTTAATGAAGAGATGGAAAAAGATGCTGCCTTCGATATGATTTCTGAAGCAGAAAAGCAATCAGTAAAAATACCAATTGGTGTAGCAGTAGGAACACTAGAAGCTATTGGACTTAGAAACGTACTAAGACAAAAAGGTTTCTTAAACGGTGTGATTGGTAGAGCAATGGCTAGGTCTAACAGTAAGACAACTGCAAAGACATTCTCTGAAATGATAAGACAAGATGTTTCTAGTATGATTGCTAGAGGTGGTCTTGTTATTACAGGAGCAGGTGCTGCAGAATACGAAACAGGTTTCTTACAAGAGGCTGCAGAACTTACAATAAAAGATATCTATAATGATTCCAAGGAGAAGGAAATGTTTAAGACTCCTGATACTTGGCAAGATTGGATTAGAAGAGTTAACCGTGCAGGTTTGCAGGAAGCAGTAGGTGGATTTGTATTGGGAGCACCAAGAGCAATGGCTACTGCCGTAAGTGGATTAGAGGTACAGAGTCTAGATGATAGGGTTTTTAAAATGTTTGAGCAAGTTAGTAAGGACCCTAACTATATGAATATGTACGTCACAAAATTGAAGCAACGTATTGCTGATACTAAGGATGCTACTACAAAGAAAGAAGCACAAGAAGAATTAGATTTAGTAAGACAACTTCAAGGTGCACTTGAACAGATTCCAAAGGAGTATAATACAAAACAAAAGAAAGAAGCTATACAGTTAATCTTCCAAAAGAATAAGTTGGACAATGAGATTCAATCTGAAGATAAAATTTTATCTAAGCCTAAGCAGGAATTGTTAAACAAAGTAAACGATAGACTTGCTGCTATTGTTGGAGAGGTGGTTATAGAACAACAACAGGGAAGAGTTAACGAACAAAAAATTCAAGACTTTGAAGATGGAACTACTGAAGTTCAGAACACTACACAAGTTACTCCTGAAGAGCAGAATGATATTGATGAATTCTTTAACGAGGAAAATGATAACTCTGATGTAAGGGCAGACAACCTTTCTATAAACAGAAACAATAAGGGTGGTAAAAATAAAAACCCATTTAGAAACGATGTTATTAGGATAGCAGAGTTAGGAGCCAAGGCAATAGCTAAGGTCTTACCTGATGTTAAAATAGTAATGCACGAAGACAACGAGCAGTTTTTAAAGTATGCAAAACTTGGTCAAGGTAGGGCAGAGTATAATCCGGACAACAAAACCATTCACGTTAACCTATCTTCTGCTAAAAAAACAACAGTACCTCACGAGATTTTTCACGCAGTACTGATGGACAAAATTAAAAGCGACCCTGCTATTGCGAAAGCTGCAGAGACTATGCTTATGTCTGTAAGAAAAGTAATGCCAAAGGGTAGTGAACTTAGTGAGCGTATTGAGAGATTCGCTAAAGGTTATGAAGGTGATATAGTTCAGAATGAAGAGAGACTTGCCGAGTTGATTGGTATACTATCTTCAGAATATAGAACCTTAACTAAGCCACAAAAAAACATTGTAGTTGATTTCTTAAAAACTATTGCAAGAACTTTAGGTATAGAAAAAGTATTAGCTAAGTATGGTGTTGATGTTTCTTCAAGTGAATTCGGTAAAACCGATGCAGACATTGTAGACCTTCTTAATGCTATATCAACTAAGACTAGAAAGGGTGAAGCTTTGAATCAATCAGATATTCAAGCTTTAGAAACCATAAGTAAAGAACAAGAACAACAAGAACAACAAGAAGAAGAGCAAGGTTCAGAGGGTGAAGTTGGAACCCTACAATTTCCTAGACAACAAATAGAAATAATAGACTCGCCTAAAGTTCAAAACGACCCAAGACCTTGGGTTAAAGAACTTGTTCAGGATGTGGATGTTTATACTCTAGATGGCAGAAACTTTGTGACTAATATGTACGACTATACTAACGCAGGTTTAACTGAGTTGGGTAATGGGTACAGTATAAATCTTTTAGGTGGACGTAATTACGTTCCAATCATTATGAACAAAACGGGCAGAAAGTTAGGTGACGTATCTAACCTTGCTGCTTTCAATACAAAGTCTCAAGCTGAAGGGTTTATTAGAAACGCAACAGAAGGTAAGGCAGATTTGTTTGCTCCACATTCCGGTACCTTAAACGGGTCTTGGCAATTTCAGCAACACATTTTTGAATCGTTAGTTGATTTAGTTCTTGATGAAAAAATACTTAGTAAGAAAAAACTTATTGATGCATTTAATAGTGGACTTCAATCTAAAGAAGGAAAGAGTGCGTTAGAAAAATTCAATAATAAAAACAACAGTAGATTAAAAAATCTAAATAGTTTTAAAGGAGACCCAAAAGCATTGGTTACTTTATTAGATATTGAAAACAATTATTCTCCTGACCTTAGAAAAATATTAAACCAAAAGATTGCATCTGATAAAACATTTCAGAAAGCAATTGGTGTAAAGAATCTAAACGAGTTTCATAGTAGAATGACCGACCCCTTAAACAAGGGAGTTGTTGGTGGTGAGATTATGTCCTTCGTTGAATTTGACCCGACAACATTTGAGGTTGCTAAAACGAATCCTAAAGATGTAGACCATCACCCATCATTTGGTTGGGTAGTTAAGGCTAAGATTAAAAAGATAATGCAGCCAAGCAAGTTCTTTAAATCTTACGATGTAACAGATACCTATACTAAATACAACACAGATGAGACGGTGGTATCAAGAAAAGCAGAACCTAATTTTGCTAAGTCAAATGTAACATCAAGTGCAGGTGCAATACCTAAGGTAGCTACTGTAAACAGAAAGCAAAGTAGTAGACAACAGAAAATAGACAAGGCATTGTCTAAGGCTTCAGGTACTACGCAAGTAGCAACAACCACAGGTAGCTATGTAAAAGCTGCAAACATTCTAAATAACCTAGAGATAAAAGGTGAGGTGTTAGACTTTGGTGCAGGTCTTGGACTTGGAACAGATGCAATGTCAAAGACATTAGGAAGTAAGGTTGATTCGTATGAAATAAATCCTGAAAGATGGAAGGGTAACAAGCCTGTAACATACACCAAGGTTGAAGACATAAATAAAAAATACGATGCTATTGTATCCCTGAATGTACTGAACGTTGTGCCTAAAGGGATTAGAGATGGTATTGTACAAGACATCTACACTAATTTAAAACCGGGTGGTACTGCAGTTATTAGTACTAGAGGATTCAAGGGAGATATTAATAGTGCAAAAAACTTTGAGTTAGGTCCTGAAGAAAAAAGTTATATCATCAAAAGAAAAAAAGATGGTGGTATTGTAGACGTATATCAAAAAGGATTTGACGGTAACGAACTCGTTGAATACATTCAAGATATATTAGGAGACAAAGTAAAGGTTGCAAAGAAAGGTGGCTTTGGAAGTAGAGGTGTTATTGTACAGAAGCTTGATGGTGCTAAACCAAAAGGCAGACAACAAAAATCTATTGAAGAAATTGCAAGGTACTATCAAATGAATACTCAAGGGTTCTTCCCTAAGGGTGTTGACTTATATCGAGTAAAGAAATTACTCCCTCCCGGATATAGCGTTAAGCAATCTAAGTTTGACCAATATGGTAGAGGAGGTTCTTATTACTTAGTAAACTCTAGAGGATATAAGATTAATCCATACAAGAATAAAGGTAGACAACAAAAAGAAATCGAAGATTATATTTTAGAGGCTAGGTCTAATAACTTTAAGGAAGGTCAGATAAAAGATTTCCTTATTAGAACAAAAAAGTTTCCTGCTAAATTAGTTAATCAGATGATGGAGATTGATGCAGACTTGTTTGAATCATTACCTAAAAGCTTTGGTAACATAGAGGGTGGGCAACAAGCAGGTATAAAACTATATCAAAAGATTGAAGCTTACAAACAAAAGCTTACTAAGAATAACAAGAGAAGAAAAAACAAATTAACTCAACAAGAGATAGTTGATAAGACTATAGAGTTCTTAGAGCAGCAGCCTGAGTATATTGCCGAAGGTGATACATACACAGTTGGTAGTAAAAAGAAAGGAACTCAAGTTACAAAAACAAGAAAGGGTCTATCCCTTCAACAGGCTCAGATGTTATCAGACTTACAGTCTTCGATAGATATTAGACCATCTCAGAATATGGGTGTTAAGTTAGCAAAAGCAAGACTGTTTTTAAGACAAGCCAAGAAGGGTGCAAGAGATTTACAGGCAGTAAAAACTCAGGTAAGAAACTTTATTCGTAAGTCTTTACCTAAAGAGATATACGATACTAAAGAAGTAATGGCTTTAATTAATGAAGTTACTGCTGCAGATACTTCCAATATAGATAACGTTATGGAAAGGGTTACAGAATTTGTAATCAAAACCAATGTTAAATCTTTGAAGAGAAAGATATCTCAAATCCTAAACGGAAAATATACTGAGGTTGTAAATAATAGAAAGAGACCAAAGAAAATTACAAGTGAAATTCTAAAAAGAATTGAATTTATTAAGAGCAATCTTCTTTCTGAGAAAGCTACACCTGAGGATATTGCAGAAGCAAACTTAGTTTTGTTGGCTAGATTTGATGAGTTGATGGGTAAGCTTCAACAGACGGTAGCCGAGCAAGAAGAGATGGTTGATATTCAACTAGCTATGCAGTACAACAATGCACTAGGAATGGATAATGGTAACTCTCAAAAGGTTACTGAGTTAGATGGTGTTGCTAATACCTTAACGGAGTTAGTTAAATACGGTAGGTCTTTATTGAAAGAGGAACTATTAAAAATGCATCAGTATTACAACAAACAATTTGAGGAAGGGTACGAAGCCATAACAGAAACGAGGGTGGATATGACGGACCCTGATGCAAAGAGTGAATTGAATAACGTAAAGAGAAACCGTAAGTCAGACAGAAGAAAAAAGGAAGCGACTCGTGGTGTACTTAGAACATTCTTTAGTACTACCAAGAAGGGTATCTTTAATTTCATTGCCTCAGCAGAAGCATTAGATGGATTAATGATGAGGTTGGACAAACTTCCGGGTGAAATGTTTGGAGGAAGATTAAATGAAATGTTTACCGAAAGGATAGATGCATCTTCTAGAATGTTTAAAGGAAGAATGTTATTAAACGAAACTGTAGTTCAAGATTTTCTTTTAGAAACTTATGGAAAAGGTTGGAAGAAAAAGTCAAGAGAGCACAGGGTAAGAGTAGACCACAACATACAGATAACTGATGGGGTTATGCTACCTGCTATGAGTCAAAACCAATTGGCTTACTTGTACAATATGTATAAGAATCCTGCTAACTTAGATTCATTTGCGAACCCTGAAATGTATGGTGTTGAGGTCATCAACAAGGAAGACTCAGCAAAAGAAAAGAACAGAAAGAAAAAAGAGAACAGAGCCAATGCAAGGAGAGTTATGTCTGAGATAGAATCAAAGATAGATGACGATGTTAAGACAGTTGCAGATTGGCAAGTAGAGGTTTTATATCCTTCATTGTATAGTCACTATAATAAAACTTATAAGAAGCTTTATAGAACTGACTTGCCTTGGAATAACTACTACGCAGGTACCATCTACAGAGAAGGTATTGCTGAGACAGAAACCGATGTAATGAATATCGTTGGTGCAGGTAATGTAATGAGAACTGCAGTTGGTGCTACTGCAACCAAGACTAGAATCAATAGTACGCTACCAATAAGAGATATGGATATGATGGATGTGCTTAACACATACATTAATGAAATGGAATATGTAGCTGCCTATGGAGAAACAGTTAGGGATATGGATAAGTTCTTTAAGAACAAGTATGTAAAGGATGCTATCATAGATATACACGGAGAAAATATCTACGGGTTTGTTAAAGATATGATAGAGAAGATTGCGACTAGAGGTACACAAACAGGATTGAAAGCTTCGGTAATAAACGGAATGAATAATGTTTTCATTTTGTCAAGACTTGCATTAAGTCCTGTGATTGCTATCAAGCAGCTTACGTCTACGTTTACTTATATGAATGATATAGGTCCTATCAATTGGTTGAAGTATGCAGCAAAGAATAAAACTCAACAACTAAAAGTTTGGAAAGAGGTTACTGCTAATTCTGTTTATATGCAAGACAGAAATAACCAAAGTATAATGAGAGCCATTGAAACCTACACGGATACTCAGATGAAAGAATTTATTCCTAGACCTGCAAAGGATTGGGCATTAAACTTTATGATGTATACTACAAAGTGGGGTGATAGAAATGCAATTATGTTAGGTGGTTTACCAAACTATTCTTACTATAAGGCACAAGCTATTAAAGATGGAAAGAGTGAGCAGGAGGCAATTGATATTGCTATAAGAAAGTTTGAGAGAGATACAAAAAGAACTCAGCAATCTTCAGACCTTCAGGATAAAGATTTCTTACAGACAGGTGACCCAATAACTAGAGCATTAAATATGTTCTTGACAACACCAAAACAATATCTAAGAAAAGAAATTATTGCGACAAGAGAACTGTATAGAATGGTTTCTAAGATGGATACTAAAGCAGGTAAAGGAACTCTAACTCAGAACCTAAGAACATTTGTAACGTATCATATTTTTATGCCTGTGTTATTTCAATATGTATCTATGGGACTACCGGGATTACTTAGAGGCTTTAGAGACGATGATGATGAAGACCTAATAAGAGCAGCAGTCATTGGTAACTTGAACGCTTTGTTCTTACTAGGAGAAGTTGTTACAATGGCAGGTGATTATTTAACGGACAAGCCTTGGGCAGGGAGTCAGTCAAAATCTGTAGGTGTGTTACAAATAGCAGGAAGCATTACTAGAAAGTTGGCAGCAGCAAGTAACACTAAGGACCCACAGAAAAGAGCAGATAACTTTATGAAAGTTTATCTTGAGTTGGCTACCATAACAGGATTACCTGCACCAACAATTGCAAAGTTCTTTGACAACTACTCTAAGCTTGATGAAGGTGACCCGGGTGAAATGATACTAAGGCTTTTGAATTACTCTAAGTATACAATAGAAGGTAGTAATAAATCAAAACGAAGTTCTACATCAAAAGTTAACTCGTCAGAAAAATATCTAAAGGATTTAGAAAAAGCTGATAAAGAATTTTTGAAAGAACAAAAAGGTGAAAGTAAAAAGAAATCAGGCTTTGGTACAGGTGGCTTCGGTGGAGGTGGCTTTGGTACAGGTGGCTTCGGTGATGGAGGGTTTGATTAGAAAGGAAGTTCAGAAGCAAGGGTGATAAGATTTATCCCCTTGCTCACATCTAACATCCCTATTTCTTTTGAAATGTTTTCTCTTTTTGAGAAGTCAGTTTGTTTTGGTAGTTCTTTTTCAACCCATTCAATCACTTGGTCTTTCAAATAAAAACCCCAAACACCTTTAGGTGTGGAGTTTATATAAACAGGATTAGGTTTAAGCATTAAGGAATCATACTTACCTCTCTCGATAATTAAAGTATCATAGTGCTTTCGCCTACACTTTAATTCTATATGCACATTATACATCTTAGAGTACCCATCATACCTATCTGTTTTAGTAGGGGGTGGTGTCAAGTCGCACACAAAGTGCTCTTTAATAAATTCAAATAATTGTTTCTCTGTTGCAAATTGACTGTACTCATATGTCATCCTCTGTTGAATCTAAAATGTCTTTTAGGGAGGACATCAAATGTTTTATTTCTTTTTTTAAAGTAGGAAAGTCTCTATCTATTAAGGACTCATATATTTCAGAAGTGGAGTCGTGAATATTATCCATCAGGTAATTGATGTGAGCAATACGTTCTTTATCATACGCTGACGGGTCTTGTGACATTTGCTATAGAGGTTCTTTTCTGTTCTTTTGGTCCATTGTTTGGAGGAATAAAACCCCCATATTGAAATTAATTGATTTGATTGCAGTATAGATTTTACGAGAAGTCTTCTTTACTTCTTCTCTTTCTTTTCTTGTTGAGTCTGTACCTAGGTTACAATACATAGAGCAGTCCATAAACAAAAGCTTATCCATTTTTCTTTTGTCGGACCAAGTCTTATAGTTAATTACCTTCTCAATTTCTGTGACTGTATATACCATTGTACATTTGATTTATCTTTAAGAGTACTCTGTCTTCTGTCCCGGGTCTTGTACGTTGCTCGATGCATTTAAATATATCATCAAACTTCTTAGACCTCTTGCCCTGTTCTGAGAGATTCTTCTTACAAAGTTCTAGTTCCGAAGATACTAATTCGTTTTTAATTCTCAAAGAAATTAATTCTTTTTTTAGTTCAACTTCTGATAGATAATATATTGGGTCATACTCTCTATTAAACTCAGACTTTATTCTTTCATAACTGTTTCTGAATTGTACATCTGACTTAACATATCCATCAAAAGATTTGAAGTAATGTAGTATTGTAGCGTGGTGCATCACCATTGACCTAGAGATTACACTACAACCATACCCGGCATCCCTTAATATGATAGCGTAAATCATCTTAGCATTTACAATATGTTGAATCCTGCTCTTATCTTTTTGTACATCTACACCTGTTAGTGTTTTAATAATTTCCTGAAGATGTAAGAACTGTTTATCCTTCAGGTATAGTACATTCATTCTCTCCTGCTTGTCCATTTAAATATGATTTAATTGATTTCTTTTGATTTATAAAGTCTAGGTATTCGTCTACCTCAATTTCATTTAAGTCTATAAGTATTGTATTGTGTCCCTCTTCGTTTAAATATTCTATCCTAAAGAACAAAGGTTCAGCATCATCTCTATTGGTATTGATTACTCCGGCAACTTCTTGAGACCATCCACTTTGTTTTGGAAGTTCTGATAGTATAAGTATAGCTTGTCCAACAATTAAACTTGCCTCGTCTATAGTATACAATCCTAGTTGTTGATAGAACCAATCATCTATTTCGTACTCTAATTTATCCTCTAAATATTTCAGTTGTAAATCCATATTTCTCTAACTCTTTTAATCTATATTTTTGTAGTTCAGAGACCCTTCCTTTAGGGGTCTTAACTTCGCTGAAGATTACATTAGAGTTCGGAGGTATAGCGAGTAGGTCAGGGATACCATTCTTATTTGTCTTAACTAATTTTAATACATAATATCCTTCTGCTTCTAACTGTTTTATTCTTTTAGCTTGTATCTGTTGTTCGGTCATCCGTTTTGTCTATAGTCTTCAAAGAAGCCAATGGCTACTATGAGGTTCATACTTATTGATGATGCAACTTCTATTGCCTCGTGATAGTTGTGAATGGATAGGTGTATGTGACCTACAATCCAAAAAGGGATAGCTAGGTTTTGACTTATCCAAACTACCAAGAACCTAATGAATCTCATAAGACAAATATAATTAATCTTTCTTTATAGTATACAACTCATCCTGCTCATAATAGTATAACATTAACTCTTTATCATTAGCAGAACCCGGTCTTGGTTTTCTCCCACCAATGGTAGCTTCTGCAATAAGGTTCTTTGTGTTACCGTAGATTAACCCATCATAACAATCCCATATTACAATTGATTGCTCACCTTTATCTACAAGCTTAACCATTTTTCTAGCAGCAACAGGTAGTGGATACGCATCTATCATTGCTCTATTCCTTCCTTTAACTTCAACATAACATACCTTACCATCCCTTGTTACTTTGTAGTCTACATCATACCTGTCTAACTTCTTCCACTTTGCAAGAAACTTTTTACAGAACAATGCTATAGCTAAATGTTCTCTTTCTAAATCTTCTTTAGTTTCAAATCTCTTACTCATAATGTTTGTTTAAAATGATTAACCGTGAAGTCCTTCTTCTTTGATACGGCTTTATAGATGTCGTTTTCAATTCCACCTTTTGCAAAAATCCAATAGATATCAGACTCTAATCTTTCCTTAGTTGTCATCCTATCTCTTGATTGCCAATAGCTTGTTGCACTAAAGTCTATGTTGTAGTATACAAGTGCCTCTGCCTTTCGTAAGGATATACCCTCACGACCTGATACAATTTGTAACGCTATAGACTTACCGGTGTTATCAAAGTCTTCAAGTTCTGTACACAGTTGGTCACCGTATATTTTTTTTAAAGCGTTTAGTTCTTCTTTAAATTTATAAAAGATTCCAATCTTTACATCTCCAAAGTTGTCGTGTATGTATTGAGCCTTACTGTAATCTATAATTTTAGAGTTACCTGATTCAAACTTAACGGTTCCTGAATATAATTGATGAAGCTTCATCATTAGTTTTACAGGGGTATCTGCTAATATGGTTTCATCCTTACCCTCTATCACTAGATTTCTTTTTAACTGAGCCGTAAGCTTGTATGTAATCGGCTCAACATCTACCTCAAGGATATGCTCACGAGTATCAACCTTAAACCCTGCTTGTTTCTGAGAGAAAGATATTGTGTAAGGCTTCATACTTTCAAGTATCGTAGGTAGTCCATCCGTGTAATCGTTTATGTAAAGAGAATTGATTTTTCTTTGCTTAACATTTACATACTGTTTAGAAAACTTATAAAAGTTTACAAAAGATTTAAATGGATTTCCTTCTATCCCATAAACCTGATGAAACATTTGACTGTATGATTCAGGTGTTGGGGTTCCTGATAGTAAAATTACATTGGGGTTCTTAGATAAAGACAACAATTGTTTTACTTGCTTGGCTCTCTTGCTTGGTTTAGGAAACGCACCCATACTGTGAGCCTCATCAAGTATAACTAAATCAAAAACACCTTCTACCTTGTGCAATGATTCATAGTTTATAACTACAATATCGAAGTCAGGTTTTAAAGCTAGGTAATCATTCTGAATACTGCTTATTGCTTTCTTCTTGGTTACAAATAACACATTCTTTTTATTCATTAGCCTTCCAATTCCTAAACTCGTTAAGGTTTTTCCGGTCCTAACTTCCATTGTTAAATAAAGGAATCCGTGCTTAGTAAGGATGTGTGAGCCTTCAACAATTATTTTATTTTGGTAATCTCTAAATGTAATCTGTGATGGGTCTTTCATTTTTTCTTTATAATATTTTAAACTTTGAATCGCCCTGTCGTCCACCTCTTGTATGACATCATACTTTCTTACCTCTATAAACTTTGCGTTCTTACCTCTACCTACCTTTTGTTTTGTGGTTTTAAAAACAATATCGTGAAGAAGTTTTGATTGGTTATACATCATCTCATCCGAGAACCCGGTGATTCTAGTCATTACTGATGGGTGTCTAGGTATGTTTTTATGGCTATACATTTTTCAAAATCTTCTACCTCGGAGAAGTAGGTTAATAAATTTTCTAAATCTGTTCTTGTTGGTACTCGCTTCAATGCGTTATGAGCAAACACAACAACGTCACCTTCATCCTGATGTATCTCATCTATATCATATCCTAAAATAATAACACGAAATGAGTTGACATAGGCTTTGTCTAGTTGTTCTTCTGTCATAGTTCAAGGTTCTGTTGTACCTCACCTTCAGTCTTAGGTCTGATTCTAAACCATCTACCACTATTATCTCTGCCCTCTTCAGGTTTCAATCCGGTTAAGTGTGTGCCATAAGAGTGCAACCATCTATAGAATCTTGTGCGACTGATTGTCATCTTAGCTTTTGGTCCATAGTCAGGATACTCTCCAATGAAATCAAAGTAAAGGTCCTGCATCGGGAGTCTTGCATTAACTCTAAGGCTTTCATTTTTCTTGTGACCATCTACTAACCCAACCCATTCAATAAAATCGTGAGATGTTTCTGCAGACAGTTGTCTGATTTGTAGGTTAACAAACTGACTCTTAACTAAACCTGTGTTTAAATAATCCTGTAAACAAGTAGTCATAAAATTATCAAACAAACACCATTCATCCTCGTTCCATTCAGCAAAGAAATGTTTTCCAAACTCATCCATTGGTGTGAATGTTTTGGTATAGTACTGATGTAATTCTATCTCCCACTTTCTACGAGCAAACGAATTACCTGAACCCTTGATAGCATAGTTAGTTGTTATTCCAATCTTAGGTGACTTACTAAAAGGAATCTTAATAGCATCCTTATTCTTCTTCTCTAAGGTTAAACCCTCAGTCACAACACTAAACAATCTTTCAAAATCAAAATGTTTTTTAACATCATCGAAGCAAAGTATTTGTGTATCTGCTGATACTAACTGATAGGGAAATGATTTCTCAAAAGCAAAAGCTTTACCGTCAATCACAACAACCTTCTTCATTTGTGATAGTGCATTCATAAACAAACCTTTACCTGTACCACCTTCAGGGTTGTCAGATATTACCTCATCGTTTAATATAACTGCAGGACAATAGCTTAAATTTTTATAACCGTGCATTAAGAATCCTATCGTAGATTCTAAAGTCTTAACTCTTTCCTCGTTGTTGTTGCAAATGTTTCCAATGAACCTTGAGTAATCACATTGATGCTCATCACAAATCCTAAACTTTCGTGGGATGATGTGGTCCTTCCAAACGTATCCACCTAAATCTAAATAGTCAATTGGTTCAATAGTACCCTTTGATATTTTTACTGCACAGTTTTGATAGTATAAATATGCAGAGTCTTTAGTGTCCTCTATGAAGTAAATATCTATAGTTGATAGTAGAGTAAGGAACTCTTCTCTAAAGTATCTAACGTGGTCTGCAAAGTGATTGTAGATACTTAAATCATCTATGTCTTGCAGGTAGTTTAATATAAAATCTTTTATTTCTTTCTCTGAGGTATGGTCTATTAAGTTATTAGTAACCTTAACGAACACATAATTCCGGCTACCTTCAGGACAGTACTTATAAAATCCATTCTCTTCTAGGAATTTTTTAAATGAGAAGTGAACAATCTTTATTGTACCCTTATCATTCTTCTCCCAAAACATTTGCTTTGCCTGTTCCTTTTCAATCTTATTTATAACAGATGTAATTGCTTCGCCATCAATCCCTGCCTCTGTTAATTGGTGACGGATTTCTTTTTTTGATACACCTCTTCTTATCTTATCTTTAATTAACTGTACTCTCTCATCATCTTCATAGTACTTGGTATTAAAGTTTGTTGTATTAGCGTATGCTGATTCAATTGTTCTTGTGATTTCTGATTGAGGAAAACCTTTAGTCTCATATTGGTTTAAGATATACCCTGCTAATGATTTGCTTATTCCATAATCATTAAAAGCCATAGCTAAAACAAAACAGTTTTGGTTTCTCTGACCCTCAGTCATTGGATACTTTTTAGTCCACCACTTTACTAGAATGTCTACTACCTTATTCTCATCGGTGATTGGTATCGTTGGTGCATCTTGATAGGAATTCATTTCCTGATATTCCTTTTCAGATATTGTATCCCATAGTTGTGAGTTTGGATTCACATAAAGTAATGGGTCATACGATTCATAACAAACCCTTGAAACATTCTTACACATCTTATCAAAGTAAGGTGAGTCAAAATATTTTTCTAATGCATTGAAGTAACTAATATGATTATCATTATTGGCAGGTATCTTAACCAAAACCTTTAAGCCATTACCTGATGGTGATATAAATACTGAATAAATATATTGGTCCTTGGTAAGTTTTTCTTTGTGCTCAAGAAGTAACTTTGTTTTTTCATACCCATCAAAGTCTAAGCAAATAATTCCTGAGTGCTCAACTAATGCTGAGTCTTTTCTTTTATTAAATACCCCGGAGAAACATAATGCAGGTAGCTTTTTCTTTAATTCATTTCTCTCGGTCTTGTCCTTTGTGCTTCTTATATTCTTAACTAATTTCTTTGAAGCACCATCCTTGATTCTATCTAGGATTACATCCACCTCTCTATGAAATGGAGTGTCTGTTTCTTTTATATTCTGAAAGATTGTAACCTTTGGTGTCATAACTGTGTTGATTTTGTGTTGATTTAATTTTCCTAAGTGATTGATTCTCAGGACTTGTGTTGATAATGTTGATTTTTTCTTCTCGTATTAAGGAAGAATAGTAAGTTGTAAAGATAATTAAAAGTATAGATATCCACAACATTTTCAACATCTATTGGGTAGAAAAAAGGGGGAAATTAATCCCCCTTGATTGCTACTAATCTGTGGTTCTAGAATGGTAGGTCCACCTCTTCCTTAGAAGCTTCCTGCTTAGGAGCATTGTCCTGTTTAGGTTTAGCTTCCCAAGTATCTAACTCGCAATAGTAGTTACCTCCTTTTGCACGTTTGATGTCTAGGTTTACCCATCCATTCTTAGCATTTGCTTTCAAGAAAGCAATACCTTCATCCACTTTAATTGATTGCTTCCCTACTACAAATTCAGGAGCGTTGTCATTTCTCTTAAAAGAGAAACCGTCTGCAAAGATTTTTTCTTCTGCCATTTTTAATTGATTTTAATTGTGTGTTCCAAGTGATTAATAATTCCAATGATAAGTTCGTCCTTATCATCTCGGGTAGCACAGTTGATTGGAACTTCCAACCACATTACCCGGCACTTTTTTCTTTTAAAGAGTTTCTTCAATATAGTATTCATTGATATCATATTTAGGATTCTCACTAAAGAAATTCTTATAAACCTCTATGGCTCTAATAACTTTCTGTTCTCCCCTGTCTACAAATTCTTGTGACGGTTTGAATATTCCAAGCTGCTTACTTGTTTTATCTACCACATAAAATACTAATGGCTTACCGAAAAGCTTTTGATAAATGAAACATTGACTGTCATAATTATATTTACGAGCCGACCACTTGAACTCAGAAATTGAACCACTTGTTTTTAAATCAATAAGTTTATCAGGACAAACAATATCTGCTTTGCCTTTCCAAGTTATGCCGTGTATCTCTGCTATTGCAGGTACCTCATACTCACAACCCTTCTCTCTGATTCCTTCAAAGAATGGTAGGTTTCCCATCATTGCCTGAACACAATCTCTAATCTCTTGTCCTTCCTTCTCAAGCATAATGATTCCATTGACTGCCTGTTCTTTATAAGCCTTGGTGTTTCTTGAAGATACGTCTACAAAGTTAGTCTCTGCAGCTTTCTCCGGCTCAAGTATTAACTGATGAAAATATCTACCCTTATGAAAGTTAACGTTATCATCTTGAGGTTTTCTAAATTGAGTTGGATTACTTAGAAGAGTTCCAATGTCTGAGTTAGAAAGATACTGCTTTCCAAATGCTCCGTAATATTCAGAGTCATCTCTTAGTTTGTTTAGTATATCCTTCATTACTTTATAAGGTTTTTAATTTCATTCTTTACACTAGCACTCAAAGAATACTTAGTACCTATCTTATCACAAAGCTTCTTGAATCCTAGTGCTTTGTTTTCTTTACAGAAATTAGCCATTGCATCCCACTTATCATCACCAACTTTTAGTATTGGTTTAGTACTTCCCTTTACCGGTGTTGTAGTAACCTTTGGCTTTACCTTGGCAACCTCTTCATCCATAGGCATATCCTCACCTGCATAAATATAAATCCCCATACCAAACATCGCTAGGTTCTTTACTAAACATCTCATTAATGTTTTATTAATATCAAAAGATGTTGCTGCAGCTACCTGCTTCTCACCATATCTTGTGGTGTAAGAGTAAGGAACTTTTCTCATTGCTTGATTCTTACTATCCATTACCGGCAACCACATTGAAAGTGTCTCGCCTTCGATAGTTACATTAGTCTCACACATAAACCCTAGCATCTCATCGTATACATAAGGATTCCCGTGCTCATCTTTTACTATCTCGTATGTAGCATCCGGACAAACCTTTTTAGTTTCTGCCCAAGCATATGCCCAAGATAAATAAGTTAGATTGTTTTTCTTTTCAATGTACTTGTTTACATTGACTGATGAAAGCTTCTCAAATGTTGTAAGCTTTGTTTTAGTTTGCGTTTTTGTCGCCATAATTATTTGATTTTAATTGATTAAATTTTTTATTGATTTCACTATACTGATTCATTACCCTAGTCCGTTGACTCTTTAGTAAGGAAATTTGTTTAGATGATTTGTTACCGTTCATATGCTTCTGAATCCTTTGTTCTATCATCAGTAGTTTTGTACGGTAGTTAGACAAAGCTAAGACATAAACTCCACTTCTCCAACCTTTTTCTCTGAAAACATTTAACTCATCTAGTGTTAGGGGTTTGTAGTAATCTCCTCCGGACATTGTGTTTAACATCTCAATCCGTTTTGATTCACTATCTTTTACAATCTTAATCCCATACACTAACCTTGATAAATATCCTTCACCATCTAGAGATATTGCATAGTCATCTTCCAATGACTGCTCAAATATTTCTTCTAAACTAAACTTCACTTAAAATACTTTCTATAGTCTCGTTCCAATCTGCATCATCCTCAACTTTCTTTTTTACTTGAGCAATGCCGTGATGAATTGAACTGTGGTTAATGTTGTATCCGTTTTCAGCCATATACTCTTGGATGTAAACTAATCTCATTGGTCTTTGTGAACAGAGAAAATAAAGAAGATGCCTTGCATCTACAATATCTCTTCGCTTAGTCTTAGTAAATAGTGATTCACTATCTAGGTTAAACAGGTAACATACCTTGCTCACATACTGATTAAAAATTTTCGTCTTCACTTGATTTTGATTTTACTCTTCTTGCTCCAAAGATTTCTCCCCAAGCTTCAAAGATTTCGTTTAGTACTTCAGAATTTTGTTGGCTATGATACTCAGCAACCTGATAAGTATCGTCAAGGAAATCACCTAAAGTTTGTGAGTCCTCTTCCCTCTGTTCAATGAACATTTCTTTTGATTTTGACATATGATTTAATTTAATTGATTGAATGCAAATTTAAACTATTTAGAATTGTTTTCCAAATTTAGTCTAACTTTTTTTTAAATTCTTTTAACTCTTCCTTCTTGACTTGGACCCTGTAAAGTATCAGGTATCCAATTAAATCAAGAACAGTATCTTCTGTTTTATCATTGATACCTACGGTCTTTATCCTGCTTAGTTTATCATCTATCCTTGCAAGGATTCCTTCCTTAGGTGATAGCTTAGAAAAGATTTTAGGTGGCTCGTTGGCAGTATCTCCATAAGCTTTATTCTTTTCTATTAAAAGCATTACAACTTCTCTGCCTACTTCTTTTATAATATCTTCTGTCTTCATTCTGAATCAAATATAATTGAACACATAAATTTTTCTAATGCAGCTAAAGATTTAAGTTGCTTGATGTTGTTTGCATCGTTGTCCCAATAGTGTTTGTCACCAATGACTTGAATATACATACCTCCTAGATAAGTATAAACTTCTGTGCATTCCGGATGTACTTCGGGTGGGTTGGCAAATCTAAATAAGAACTCTTCCTTAGTTAGTCTTGCTCTTGTTTTTCTATAGTGCTTGGCACCATAAGATTTGTTGTCGATTGCCTGTTGAAGCTTTTGAATCTCCAACTTGTGGTCCTGCGAGGTATCATACTTTAACTCAAGTAGATGCTCTCTTTGTATGTAATTATAATTCATTTAAAGTTATTTAATTTGTACTAAAATAATAAATTTATTGGACATTTTAAAATTTTATATCTGTTACTTTAACGTACCAATATCCTGCAATACATTTTTTCTCTGCCTTATTGAACCAAGGTTCACCTTGTATCCAATGTGGTTTGCCCTCTTCGGGTTGCTCTAATGCAGTCATTAACATTTGCAGTCCGGACATAACTCCTTCGTGCTCTGATTTGGAATGGCTATCGTTTACCCATTCATCATCGCTCATTATTTCATCAGCGATTTTTCTAATTTTTGACAGTTCTATTTTCATAACATTTCTTTTTTTAATTTTTCTCTGTGGTCGCATAACAAATTCATAGCGAATTGTCTTGACCAATTCTCATTGGCTATTGCTTCGTTGACCTCAGCCATATTCATTTTACTAATTGATTCGATAGTGTATACCGGTCCTTGACTATATCTCATTTTTATCTTTCTTTAAATCTATAATTGTTATTGGAACATACATAGCTAGAACCCCTACAATAAACATAAGGGTTGCTACTGATTTGTCTCCATCTAGATAGCTAATGTATGCTGCCCTCCAAGTGTTGATACAGATGAACGCTGCAAATAAAATAATAAATACTCTTTGAATTTTTTTCATTGGATATGATTTAGATTAATAATATTTTTTACCACCAAAACCCGACCACTATTTCAAGGTCAGGTGAGGTGAGATGCCTAGCACATCTTTCTAATTAATAATTATCTAGGTTACTATGTAAACTTCATCTAAGAAGTATCCTTTGGTTCTACAGATATAGGATATAAAATTATCCATATGCTTTTGGTCTTTGAACTCCTTGGTTAGGGTCCAAAGAGATTTACCTTTGCCGTAGTTTATTTTGCCGGTCTCAAATTGTAGTGTTGCTTTCATATTTTTTTAATTAAAGTACAAATATAGTCTAAATAATTTATAATTCCAAATCTATTTTATTCATCTTGTCTTCTATCTTCAGCCAATAGCCTAGCGTTGCTTTCTTTTTATGACCTCTGCCACCCCCATTCCATTTTCTAGCTACAGTCTCACAGAACTCCATAAATGTTATGCCTATGCAACAGTACTCTTCTTCAGCCATTATATCAAACATATCAATTGACTTTTGTCTATCCCATCTATCTTCTAGAGTAAACCTTAAATCAGATTTATGCTTTCTTAAAACCCTGTTTACTTCTCTAACCATAATCGGTCTGATTTGTAAAACTCCTACTGCATTTTCTTTACGATTGTATGCCGAGTCTTGACCTCTGCTTTCTACCCATATTGTAGACTCTACAAAGTCCTGCCAATCTAACTCTCTGTATTCAATCACAGGGATGGTATCCTTAGTTGGCTCTATAGAATCTATGACTTGTTCTATGATTTCTTTCTGCTCTCTCACAGGGGTATGGTCCTTCAGTCCGAAAGCCATACCAATCCCTAGAGTCACAGGGACTCCAAGGATTAGTTTTGCTATAGTTGTTTTCATATATTTTATTTTTGTTTGTTAAATCTATCTGCCCAATTACTCCAATTAGAATAAGAAACTGCCTGTTCATCTTGCACCTTTGTTAACGTCAATGGCTCTTTGTTATTCCAAGTACTTATATCAAAGAATAATTTACTACCGGCTTTAAACGTAACAACCATCTTTCTGTTGGTGGTGGTGTACCGAGCCTTACCCTGTGTTATGGTCGCATTCGGGTATGCTTCTTTAATTAACTCTGATTGCTTATTGAACGCAGCTTCGTGCTCCATCCAAAGATTAAAACTGATTCGACAATTAGCGTTTCTCTCTTCAACCTTTTTAAGCATTCCTGCAGGTGTTAGTGCTCGGTTTGAACCTACAATGGTATAAGACTCATACTTGTGCTCATTAGCTTTTTTAGATGGTGTTAACCAACGGCTTTTAAGATGTGGTGTTGTATCCTCATAATTAGATTCAGATGAAACAAAATCTACATACTTAATTTTTAGATTGCTTACTAATACTGAAATGCTAAAGGTATACTTCCTTCCATCTATGATTTGAGATTGGTATCTATCATATTCCTCGTGCTTTATTTTAACATTTTCATTGTCCATAAATCCGGCTCCAATAAACTTGGTCCAAGACTCAGTTACTAAAATGTTATTGGCATCTTCAGATACTTTTATTTTATCCAATGCAGCGATATCTATTTTATCTCCTAGCTTTTCTTGTAGTTCTATAAATGCATCGCAGGTCTCTCCGTTTGGACTATAGTTATAATACATATCCTGCTGAGGTAATGCTGATTCAATCCAACCAATCAACCTAGTGATTTGGCTTTCTGATTGCCATCCTAGAACATTGTTGTCGGTAGCGAATTCACCAACAAAAAATCTAGTTGATATCTCTTGTCTTTCGTCTTGGGTATCTTCCCATATCGCAACCTCAAAAGAAAGATATCTTCTGCGATTGTCAACCTTGTAGTAATCTCTTCCTACCGATGAGTAGAAACTTTCACCGGCAACTACTGATAGTTCGTACTTACCGATTTTTAATAATCCTTGTACACCTTCAGAGTTTCTGTGTTTCTTGAAAGTGATTGAGTCGAAGTTAAAAATTTGATTTTTCATTTGATTTGATATTTATATTAATAATTTAGTTAAACGTATTTTACTACTTGTGTATAGATTGGTCTCTTCGTTAAAACGATTCTTATTTGGTCATCTACATCAACGATAAATTGTTCGTCAGCCGTTGTACCGGTGTTTAAGATATTAGATGTATCCAAGTCTAGTTTTTTAATCCAATGCTCTCTGATGTAAGCTAATGACTCTAAGGCTTTTTTCTTGTTTGTGAAATTGATATTCTCAAAGCAATAACCACTTGTCAAATTGAATCCGTGTAAGTTGTAAATGTATTTCATTTGATATGAATTTAAATTAGGCAATATCACCTACCACCAAATCCCCACATCGTTTCTGATGTGAGGTTGGTAGCTGAGGTTGGTTTTATTATTCCTGCAGGTAGGCAACTACTTTTGTAGCTTGTTGCATCGCATAAACACATTCCTGTGGTTTATCTGATAGGTTCTTGCACCATCCTTTGATATAGGCTTGGCTATTACCACCACCATCTTTTGGATTCAATCCTAACAACCCAACCAAGTACCAAGATGATATCTCAGCAACTAACTCTTCCTTAGCATAAGAATTGTCACCCCAAAAAGAAATCTCAGTCATAGACTTTCTATTCAATCTTGACTTGTGACCGGTGCTATGTGCCAACTCGTGAAACAATGTCTTGTAGTAGCTATCAGCATCAATGAACGTTTCTAACATTGGCATATTCACAATGTCTTTTGATGGTGAGTAAAATGCTGAGTTTTCTCTGTGGGTTATCTTGAACCCGTTTTGCTTAGATACATAGTTACTTACTAATTCCTCAGCAACTTGGTTAGGTTCGTTAACTACATCAGATACAACCTCGTCTTTCACCATTGGTGAGATGCCTTCTGTTTGTGATACATTGAACACCTTGTAAAATCTTACAGAGAAAGTCTTTCTGTATCTATCTTTCCCGTCAGCCATTTTCTCACTTGGATTGATTCTAGCAATCATATTGGCAGGTACAAATTTACCGGTTTGATTGTCGAAGTAACCTATCTGCCAAAAGTATACTTCAGTAGATTTGCTACCCTTTAAAACTTTACCACCTGCAGCACTAATCTGTTTGAACGTCATCCATTGGTTGTGTTCCCAATCCATTTCACGCATTACACAATTCAATAAAAAGATATTGAACCCGTTGTAGTATCTCTTGGTTTGTAGGTTGAATGGTGCATTCTCATTGCCACCTTTCCAAGGCTTGAACCATTGCATTCCTTCTTTCTCTAATCCCTTGATAACTAGGTCGTTAATTCTAGCAAATACGTCATTTTGATTTTTCATCTCGTTTAATTTAAGTTTATATAATTATTAATTAGATTACAAATTTAGTCTAAATCTTTTAATAAACAACTATAATTTTCATTTTATTTCACAATTAGTTTTAACTCGCTGAAGTTCAGTAAGTTACACGGGTCTAAATTACGTTCTTTTGTTTAGCCTATAAAACAACCCGTCAGAGGCTACCCCTTACCTCTCTTTATTTCAATATACTTTACCCCTTGTGGGGGTGGGGTGGGGTCATACAGGGGATATGTGGACGGATGGAAGGATAACAGGTACACAGGACCGGTGGTCCGGGGTTTAATGTAGATGGCAGCAGGTCAATATGGAAAGTCAAATAAAAACCTAGAAAATCCTGCAGGGAAATTCAAAATCAAAGGGGTCCCCAATCAAAAAAAATCGGTTTCCTTTTTTGCAAAACGTAGGCAGCACCCTATATAACCTTTTGGTTACATATATCTAATAAAAATTTTTGTATCTTTGTCTTAAACACAAACGATATGAAAGCAAAGTTTCAAAGTATGGGTGGACTAACCGTAAAGGATGGTAGACTCATTAACGATAGACCCAACGGTATTACAGGTATTGCACAAGCTGCACAATTAAAGAAGTCATCATATAGAGCCAAGAAGGTAGATATGATGGCAGACGGTATTGAGTTAGCTGAAGGCAGAAAGAACTTCTACAGAATGTAGTTGATTTTGATTTGATTGATTGATAGGAAGGAGAGGAGCATAATATGTTCCTCTTTTTTTTTGTACCCCCTTCAGGACTCGAACCTGAAACCTACACATTAGAAGTGTGTTGCTCTATCCAATTGAGCTAAGAGGGCAAGTGTTATCTTTTAATATATCCGTGTTGATTCTGTGTTGATTTTAAAAAGGTAAGTTATTGATAATCAGTAGTTGTGTTAATTATGTTGATTTTAAATCCAAAACACTAAGGGTTAATATTTAATCTACCTGTTATATCTACTACTACTATAAGGCGATGTAATAAACAACATATCAATTTAGACGAAAGTTATACATTAGCTTTTACTGAGGCTAAGATAAATATAATTAGTATCTTTGTCAAAACTTTAATTTAATATATTATGTCAGAACTAGGATACACCCCTAAGAATCTATTGTTCGACCAAGAGGGCAGACTAAAGCTTTCTAACGGAATCGAGAAAATAGCTAAAGCAGTTAAGTCAACTTTAGGTCCGGCAGGACAAACAGTATTAATTGAATCTCCACAACACACCCACGGAATCACAGTAACTAAGGACGGAGTAACAGTAGCTAAGTCTATTGCTTTGCTCGACCCTACTGAACATCTTGCCGTAAGAATTATGCAAGAAGCTGCAGAAAAGACTGCAACAAGTGCAGGTGACGGAACAACAACTGCTATTGTTTTAACTGAAGCTTTAATAAAAGCAGGGAACAGACTTATAAAAAATAACAAGACACAAGTCTTGAGGGACCTTGCTAGTGATACCAACTTAATTGTTTCTAACCTGAAGGCTAAAGCCAAGCAAGTTTCTAATAAGATGTTAGCTGACGTAGCATCCATATCTGCAAACAACGACAAAGATTTAGGTGATATTATATCAGAGGTGTATACCAAAGTAGGAAAGCACGGAATCGTTGCAGTTGATAAGTCAGAGACTTCAGAAACATATTATGATTATACTAATGGATTGAAAGTAGACAGAGGATACCAATCTCCATTATTCGTAAACAATCAAAAGAAAGATGAATGTATCTTAGAGGATGTACATATTTTAGTTAGTGATGCATCAATTGACAACATTCTTAATATTGAAAATATATTAAAGCCTGTTATACAGGAAGGTAAGAAATTACTAATCATTGCTCCAACCTCAACCAACGTAGTTAATACTTTAGCTGCTAACGTTATGAAAAACGGATTAAAGATTTGTACGGTACCCCCACCAAACTTTGGATATAAGCAACACGAACTTATGCAAGACATTGCTATTAGTGTTAACGCTACATACTTTAGTGAAAAGACGGGAGACGATTTAAGCTTGATGACAGTAAACGATTTGGGTCACGCTGCCAAGGTGATAGTTGGTCGTGACTCAACGGTCATCATTAAAGATAACGAAGAGGATTCTCAGCTTGGGATGTCTGAGCGTATAAAAGAATTACAGGAGGCTCATAAAAATGCTACTAAGAAACAAGACAAAGAATTTATTTTAAGCAGGATTGCCTCATTGAAAGGTGGTGTAGGGGTCATCTTTGTTGGTGGTAACACAGACCTTGAGCAGAAAGAATTGTATGACCGTGTTGATGATGCAGTATGTGCAGTACGTTCTGCACTAGAAGAGGGCATTGTTACCGGAGGTGGTCTTGCTTTATTTAGTGAGAGTTGTAATCTAGATGATTCAACAGTATCAAGTCAAATCTTAAAGGAAGCATTAAAGGCTCCTATAAACCAAATCATATCAAATGCAGGTTTGGACCCTGAGGAAATAACAGGAGAAAATTTAGTATCGGGTGACTATGGGTATGATGTAAAGAATGGTGTGTATGGAGATATGTATGATATGGGTATTATAGACCCATTGAAAGTTACAAGGTCTGCATTACAAAACGCAGTATCTGTAGCAACAACGATTTTATCAACTAACGCTATTGTAACAATGGCAAGAACATACGAAGACAAATGATAGTAGATGTGATTATAGGAGTAGTGGTAGTAGGTATAGTGTTTGGTGGATTGGTTTGGAAAATGATTCAAGAAGACAAAAACAAATACGGTGATTAAAAAAGAATGGCTCTTTATGGACAAGGCTGAAAAACAAAACACAATGAAACCAATAGGTAAGTATATTTTAATAAACCCAATCACAGAAGAAATAAAAACCGAGTCAGGTATTTTACTATCTGCTGATGATGTTCAGAACATCAGGTATAGAAAAGCAAGTGTTGTAGTACCGGGTACAGATGTAGAAAATATTTCTACAGACGATGTAATCTATTATGATTCAAGAGCAGGTTACACAATGATGATTAAAGACAATATGTATACAGTTATTACTGAGAGGGATGTTGTTGTTGTCGAATAGACTTGTTTAATTTTTTTATATAATTCCTATACACCTTATCGTTATAGGAAACATTTTTCAGAAATAGAGGGTTAGAAGATGCACTTTCAGGTATCTCTTGACCCTCTAGTTTTTTATAGATAGAAGTAATTACTCGTTGAGCCTTGTATGATAATTGGTATACTGCTCTACGATTTCCCTTTCGTTTCCTAAAAGATTCTATCCAACCTTCCTTTCTTAGATTCTCAAATCTATTTTTATCCCAACTTACTAACTCATTAAACTCATCAAAGTCGTTCTTGTCAAAATATTTTTCCGTATGTAAGAACAATAAGATGTCTAAGTCTGCTTGGCTTAAACCATACTTCGCTTTAATGAAGTATCGAATTACTCTCCAATATTTAAGGTAATCAGGCATTCAATTAAATTTAATATCTTTGTATCAAAGATAATAATAAATTACATCATATGAGTTGTGCAGGATTAAAAGGACAGGAATTAAAAGACTGTCAAGCTAAGTCTAAAAAAAGAAAAGGTGGTTATGAAGATGGTAGTGCTACCAAGAATACAACCGTAGACCTTAATTCAATTAACTTTGCAAACAAGGATGTAGTTACTTGGGAAAAGAAAAAAGGTGGTGAAAGAAAAACATCATCAGGTGGTAACCTAGCATTTGGTGGAGCAAGTTTGAAAGGCTCAAAGATGAGATTACATAGAAAGAAAAACAATAGAAGTAAAAGAGCGTAAAGCAAAAAGATAAACGATATGGCAAAACTACAAGAGTATTTTACACAAGCTAACAAATCAATGAAGGGTAAACCTGAAAAGCAGGGACTTCCTTCAAATCAGCAGATTGCAAATAGTGTGTATAAAAAGTGTGGCAAGAAAAAGAAATAGACTATGCCTAAAGATGCTTGTTATAAAAAGGTAATGAGGAGTTACGGCAAGTGGTCGGCTCGTGCTGCACAAGCAACTGCTAAGTGCAGAAAGAAAAAAGGAAAGGTTAGAAAAACTAAAGCAGGTTCTAACTTAAAGAGATGGGGGGAAGAAAAATGGATAGACACCCGTACTAACAAACCTTGTGGTACAGGAGGTAAGAGTGAATATTGTAGACCATCTAGACGAGTTTCTCGAAAGACACCCGTTACCAAAAAAGAAATGTCAGCTTCTACTTTAAGAAAAAAACAATCTGAAAAAGCGAGGATTGGTAAACAAGGAGCAGGAGGAAGAAAAGTTAAATCAGTTAGAAGAAAAAGAAAATAAGATATGAGTTGTAAAGGATTATCAGGAAGAAAACTAAAAAAATGTATGAAGGCTTATGTGAAGCAATCGACAAGGCAGTTCCCTACATTTAATCAAGCTACAGATACTGTAAGTACTACAATCGCTTCTAACTCTGTAAATGGTGTAAGGTTTATGAGAGAAAAAACTCGCAATCCTAAAATAAAAAAAGAATTAAAAAATTCTATTTCAACACCTCTGCTTGTAAAAGCAAATGATAAAAACGATAGACATCCTTATAAATTAAAAACACATAGAAAAAAGAAGTAGTATGTCCAAGAAGAAAATAGGAGATGGCAAGACTATAGTTACAACTGCTACTATAAAGAAAGTAAAGAACGAGAATAGTAGTCGTAAAAGTAGAGCAACCTTTGAATCAGACAACAGGATATCAAAGAAGGTAACTAAGAACGATAAAGTAAAAAGAAAATCTGCCACCCTTCAAGATGATGGTAGTTTGGTTATCGCAACAAATAGTTCTTCTAATCCTGCAGGGAGAACAAGAACAATAAGAAATAAAAAACGAGCAGCAAAAAAATTAGCTAATATGACTGAAAGGTTTAATAAGCAGCAAAATCGTTTTAATAAAAGAGCAGAATCATAATGGCTGATAAGAGCAAAATGAAATGTAATGTCGTAAGAAGAAGCGACAGAGCAGGAAAAAAGAAAATGGTTAAAGCTTGTGCAGGTGGAAAAGAAAAGCTAATCCACTTTGGTGCAAAGGGTTACGGTCATAATTATTCTGCTGCTGCTAGAAAATCATTTAAGGCTCGTCATAAGTGTGGAACTGCTAAGTCTAAATTGACTGCTAGGTATTGGTCCTGCAAGAAACTATGGGCAGGTTCAGGGGGTAGTACAAAATCATCCCCTAAAAATAGACAAGGAAAATATTAGTATATTTGTAAAAAATAAAGTTATGGGTAAACTCTTTGTGAGAATTGGATTGTGGATGCAATCAGTATGGTGTAAGTTTCAATGTCAATGGAATTGGTTAGTCTCTAAACTAATGTTTAGTGTTGCTACCTGCCCTAACAAATTATGTACTTGTAAAAAATAAAATCAAATGAAATCAAAAGGACTAGGAGATACAGTAGAAAAAATAACTAAAGCAACAGGAATCAAAGCAGTCGTTGAGGCAGGAGCAAAAATCTTAAACAAAGATTGTGGTTGTTCAGAAAGGAAGGCTATGTTAAACAACAAGTTTCCTTATAAAAAATAAAAGATTATGGCACAAAATATTATTCAAGGTAGACTCGCAGTAGAAGCATACCTTTCAGACAACGCAAACATTCCTTTCCCTGCAGTAAATGCGAAGGGAGATGTTTCAGAAACGAAGGTTAACTACTTGGTTGACAACTCGGGAACTTTCAAAGTAAGCAGAGCAAGAACAGGTGATATCGTTTATAATGTAACTTTGGGAACCTCAGCTACAGTTATTGATGTTGAAGCCGAGACCGATTTACTATTGAATGACAATATCTTTACTGCAGTTGGACAAGAATATATTGTGTATAGTGCGAGTTCTGTAGATGATTTACAAAATGCAAACAATGGTTGTGTTTTATATGTAGGTTCTACAGGCGATTTAGAGGTAACACCTTTAGGTCAAGATAGTCCTATTGTATTTAAGTCAGTTCCTGTAGGGTTTTTCCCGGTACAGGTAATTAAAGTATGGGTAAAGAACACTACTGCATCAGAAATCATAGCACTTTGGTAATGAAAATAACAATAGGCATAACAATAAAGATATGAAGAATTATTGGGTACATACCACCACATTTGGAGACCTAGAGATTATTTATAAATTAATAAATAAAGATGAATAATTGGATGGCAGACATTAAAATGTACCTATTAAACATAGGCACCCTTGCGATATCAATGTCGCAAATAGATATGATATTAAAAATCACTTTGCTTTGTTTGTCGGTGGGGTACACGGCACAACGTTGGTACTTGCTAGACAAGGAACGCAGAAAGAATAATGAGAACGATAAGTAAAATAATTATTCATTGTTCGGCTACTAGAGAGGGACAGGATATAACTTTAGACACCATAAGAAAATGGCACGTTGATGGTAGGGGATGGTCAGACATCGGTTACCATTTTTTGGTTATGCTAGATGGTAGTGTAAAAGTTGGAAGACCAATCGTTAGAGGTGGTGCTCACACAAAAGGAGAAAACAAATTTTCAATAGGAGTTTGTTATGTGGGTGGAGTAGATGAAGACCTTTGTCCAAAAGACACTAGAACAGATAGTCAAAAATTATCTTTAAAAAATTTAATGGTAACGTTAAAGGAAATATATCCTGAAGCAACCATACACGGACATAGAGATTTTTCCTCAAAGGCTTGTCCAAGTTTTGATGCAACAAAAGAATACAAACATATATGAAAAAAATAATTGAATGGTTCGGGGGTAGTGTAGTAAAAGATTTAATGTCAGGTCTTGATAAACTATTTACATCAAAGGAGGAAAAAATTCTAGCTGAGAATGCTATAAAACAAATTCTTATTCAAAAGCAATTAGAGTTGCAGAAAATGCAAACTGAAATCATAGTTACGGAAGCAAAAGGTAATTGGCTTCAAAGAAGTTGGAGACCTATCTTAATGTTAGCTTTTGGTTTTATAGTTATTTATGTAAAGTTCATAGCACCATTATTTGATTTAAGAATTCCGGAGTTAGAAAATGAATTTTGGAATCTACTACAAATAGGTATTGGTGGTTATGTTATAGGTAGAAGTGGGGAAAAAATGGTACGGTCATACTCAGAGTCTAAAAAATAAACCGTCAAATAATTTCAGTACCTTTGTAATTATAAAAATGATTTCCATTAATGGCTAGAATTATAACATATCCAATAGACTCGCAAGTAACAGGTGGAGATAAAGTCATAGGTACTGATTCTCAAACTTCGTTTACAAAGAATTTTTCTGTAAGCGATATTGTAGATTATATTAATATATCTTCTTCAGTAGATTCACAAACACTAAGATATAGATTTCAAGTATTAACAGTAGCTAAACCTGATTTAGAAAAGGGTACAATATCTTTTGACCCACCGGTAGGTGATACCTATCCCTTCGATTCAGTATCTGATTTTGTTATAAGTGATTATAGTTTAAAGTATGTGAGTCAAGGAAAGTTAACTGATATTTCTAGTTTTTATAATAGTCTTATTGGTTCTCGTGTTTTAATTACAAACACAAAAGATATTAGTGAGTTTGGTGTATATGATTGGGATTCATCATCTCCTTATAAACCAACACCTAACTATCACAACATAGGGTTAACTAAAATCTATGGTGCAGGTAGTTTAAAAAAGGATGAAGAATATTTTATATCTTTGTTGTCGTGGAATTCTTCTGTAATTGGAGGAGATAAAACCTTTGTGTTTACACAAGGAACCCCTCTTCCTCAATGGGATATTGTACACAACCTAAATAAGTTTCCATCCGTAAGTGTGGTAAACTCATTTAAGGAAGAAGTATTTGGAAAAGTAGATTATATAAACAAAAATAGAGTAACTGTAACATTTGCAGCACCCTTCTCAGGTCAAGCGTACTGTAACTAAATTAAAAAAAAACAAAAATTATGGCAATAAAGTATTTAGATGCGATTGACTTAACGGGATTAGAAATCCAAAATGTCCTCGCACAGAGCAATCCGGGTAATCCGGCAACGGCATTAGGCGAAGGACAATTCTTTTTCGACTCAACTGCGAAGACATTAAAGTATTATAACGGTACTGCTTGGGTAGAACTTGATGGACAAGGTGGCGTAACAGGAATTGTAGCAGGTAAAGGTATTACTGTATCTAATCCAACAGGGTCAGTTACGGTTGGTGCTGATTATTCAAGTGCAACAAACATTATTCTTTCTGCAACAAATGCAGCAGGTACTCCTGTTCCTCCGGAAGCACAGATTATCTACAACGAAAAGTCTGTAGTAAAGTATGCTCAGGTTCAAGATTTACCTTTTACTGCTAACCTAGGTACAGTAACAAGTGTAGGTGTATCAAATGCAGCAGGAACTTTTGTAACTGTAGGTTCGTCAGGTGGAACAACTCCTGCAATCTCAGCAAACTTAAACGCAACAGGAACTGCAAGTGCAACTACTTACCTAAGAGGTGATAACAGTTGGGCAACTATTCCTTCAGGATTCGCAGGATTCGATATTAGTGATGGAAAATCTCCATTCTCTGTAGCTTCAGGAAACGTAGTTTTATTCTCATCTTCAACATTAGACATTGCTACAAGTACTGCTTTAACTGTTGATATTGAATTACCTGTTACAGGAATTACTGCAGGTGCTTATACCTCAGCAGATATTACGGTAGATGCTCAAGGTAGAGTAACTAAAGTTAGCGATGGTGGTGCAGGAACAATGAGTTCATTCACACTAACATCAGATAGTGGTACAGACCAAATAGTAACTGACGGACAGACACTTAATATAAGTGGTGGTACTGCATTGTCAGGTGTAGTTGGTGCTACAGATAAAGTGACTATTAATCACGATGCCTTTGGAACTGCAGGAACATATGCATATCCTTCACAGGTAGTTACAAACGCAACCGGTCACATCACCTCTATTACTGCAGGTAGTGCTCCGGGAACAATGAGTTCGTTTACTATTGAAGCTGACTCAGGAACTGCTGAATCAATTAGCAATGGAAACTCAATAAACTTTGCCGGTGGTGAAGGTATTGTTACTGATGTAGCAGCTACAGATACTATTAATATTGTACTTGACCTTTCGGAACTTCCTACAAAAACTGCAAAGGTAGACCCTAAGACAGATTACTTAGTTGGCTTGTTTGATAAAGGAGCAGACCAAAACAAGGTTATTATTAATGACCTTGGTCTTAGTCTTTGGGGAGCACCTACCGTGGATTTAAGTATGGCATCTAACAAAATTACTGATGTTACTAATCCAACGGCAGCACAGGATGCAGCAACTAAGAACTATGTAGATACAACATTCGCAGGTTCAGGAGCATTAATCTACCAAGGTGGATACGATGC